GTACCAATTAGAAGAATAACTATACAATAAATAATTGTAAATGAGTGTTTCATTTACAATTAGCTTAGAAAAAAAAAATATAAGGTCTAAAAAATCGGCGTTTTAAATGTCCAAAGGTGTAAATTGAAATCGGTTTTACTCTTTTACAAATACATAAGTAACTTCTTCTGTTTTTTTTGGAGAAGAAGTTTCTGCCCCGCTGCTATTTCCAGGTCTTTTGCTATTAGACATGGTAAATACAACATCCAGCTGTTTCCATCCATTTTCTTGATGAATTGCAACAACATCATCTAATAAATTATATTTTTTATCTGTCTTGAAATTCTTTACACTCCAACAGCTGTATTTTACGCGACCAATGACACCAACAATAACAGGTCTCAAAAACTTATCAACCCACGCCTTATAATCCCCCAACTTTGTTGATTGCGTTGTTTCATCCGAATAAATTTCCAAATTGAAATATGGAGGGCTTGTGAGTGCAATGTCAAACTTCATATTTTCAGGTAGTTCAAGCAAAGCGACTTCAGCCGGCTTATTAATAAGCGTAACGCCAGTTAAACCAAGCTCGTCGCGAATTCCACATAAAGCATTATATGTTTTTTCGCAGGGGTCTATACCAGTGTACGAGACACCAGTCAAATCTACACTCTTGGAACCAATCATTCTTCCACCCCAACCGGCGCACACATCCAATACACTCTTTGCGTCAAAATAAGCGACAACATTTCTAGCCATTAATGGGCGATACATAGTAACTTTTCCAAGACCATTTGTAAATGAAAGCGACCGAATAATCTCAGATGCGTAAGGAGTTGAATGTTGCGCTCGGTTAAAGCGAATGGCCTTTTCCAAGTTTGTTTTCTTCCACAAAGATTTTATAGAGAGACCTTTATAATTTGCAACTTCGTGAAAGTGTCGCATATGTTTTCGCATAATTTTCATACCAGCAACTGCCGTCGCGGAAACATTTGTAACTGTCTTGTCAATCTTCTTCTCTCGCAATAATTTCCAATCCTTTGCAATTTCTTCATCGGTATATGTCTCATATAGGATTCCATGTGATTCTAGTTCTGCAGCCAACTTGGGCAACAACACTTCAAACTCGGCATCAGTTAAATCTTTGAGCGCATTTTTTTTGTTAATTATTTTTGCAATGTTTTCAAAAGCGTTGGTGGTCATTGTTTATAATATAACAAATAGTTCTTATATTATAATCAATTTTTTCAATAATGAAAAAATAAGGCGCGCGAAATATATATATTAGCTTTAAACCTACTTAAAGAACTTTGTCATCACCTGATTTCCTGTTTTTTGATTGTTTGTTTCTCTTAGGAATTCGTCAAACAATAACGCTTTTACTTCCTTGTTCTTCATAGACTCTAGCTTATCCTCAAACTTTTCCGGTGGAGTAGTCTTCCGCAGAGTTTCAATATCTCTTCTCAACTTGATAACTTTGGATTTCTTGTCTTGCATCTCCCACATCTTTTCCAAAACTAGTGCAAATACCTGCTGAACCGGTTTCATAATTTGATTTGTAATATAGAACGAATAGTCAATTTTCAAACCGTTTTCTTTGATATAAGTTGGCGTCTCAATCTTTTCTCCTTGCAACGCCTTCTTATTTGGGTGATGAATATAGACAAATGGAATTCTGTCTCCTGAACTAGGTTTGTTTCCTGGGTCTCTGGCTGTAATTCTATCAGATAAAACTTTATGAGCAATCTGCTGAGGATTCTTATAACCTGACCTAAGCGACTTTGTAATAATCAACTTGTCCATTGGATATTTCTCATCCACAATATTTTTCAAACACGTCTTCAAGAAGTCGGTCGCTTGTTTAATGTCCTGTTTCTTCATTAATATATCAATAATTCCTCCATAAATATCCTTCACAATTGGTGCGTTATCTCTGCGCTTAAGAACTATTCCCATCTCTTTGCGCTTACACTTATCTGGGTCGTATTCATAAAGCATTCCCACATAACGCTTCTTGGAGAGCAAACAAAACGGCATAAATGTTTTCTCATATTCAAGGTCATGTGGATTTTTCAAGAAACTAGATGCTAAATGTCCTGCTTCTTGAGCCAATTCAATTGTAATTTCCAAAGCATCTTTTCCGCGAATTGGTTGTCCATCTAGAGTGTGTAGATTAAATGTAAAGAATACACTGTCCGTGTCACCGTATATGTACTCAGCTTTTGTTAAAACCTTTCCATGTTTAGTCGTTTCGCATATCCGGTTTCCATATGCGTTCTCAATAATCTTTTTTGCATAAGTCAATAGCAATCTACCAGTTGCAGTTGTTGATGCAGCAATATCTTTCTCATAGAATGTGCTTGTTCTTGCACCACATTGACCGTACAACGAGTTTGCGGTTAACTTATAACCTATCTGACGCTTATCCAGAACATTTTTCATAAAGTCGTCGGTTTGCTGAGGAATCAACTTTCTGGTAGTCTTTCTTGCCATCAACAATTCCTCCAGAATAGAAGGCATAATTGCTCTTGCATTGTCTGGAAACTGAGCAAATCTACAAATCTTATGTCCCGATTTAATTTTTTCCGCTGCAGCTGAAGGTGACTTTCTTACATATTTGAACGTATCATATGTAACATCTACGTAATCATAACCTGGCAAGTTGTCGTAAATAAGATTTCCAGACGCATCTGTTTCTCCTGTAACCGTCATTAGTTCACCCTTTAAATTATACTCCTTGGTCGAAACTTTGCTATCATGTGACATATTCTCGCTCATCATTGAAGATGGATACAACGACGCAAAATCTACGCAACCAATTGGATTATCCAGATACAAATCGCATTTTGGTTCTAATACAATAGCACCCTCATATCCATCGTCGCTATCCAACTTTTCAAGAACAGGCATTAATGTGCGTTTTTCTCTGCATTTCTTTGCAACATAACTCGTCAGCTTAATACCTTGTCCTCTTAGGACCAAGAAACTAATAGGAACACTGCAAATCTTGGCCATCTCAATAAACCCTGTTAGGACATCTACCTTATTCATAAGATAATGAACGAGGTTACAATCCTGAATACAATATTTCGCAATAACTGCTCGGTCATCTGCAGTACCGTTGGTCATTCTAAAGATGTCTTTTGGCGTCACATCATCCTTTGCCAAACACCATCTTACCTTTTTGCTCATGTCTGGAACAATATTCCCAGAAACAACAAACGACTTTTCTTCCTTGTTTACAGATACAACTGAAAATTTGGCACCATCACAATAATAATCTATAGAGTGACCAATCTCCTCAAAATGAACATAACTTCCTTCTAGCAAACCAGTTAGATTTCCACTATAAATAGTTGTTAAATTACCCTTATTGTCAAGAGATTTTATATAGTCACCAATAAAATGACCAGCAACATAATCCAGCTTATAAGAGGTCAAATTCTCTTCGCGACGAAAGTAGTTGTACAAGTCAATTTGAATGCGACCATTCATTTTGATATACTTCAAATCGTGTTGTCCACTTGCAATCTTAATGCTAGTTTCCTCTAGTTTATATTTTCCAGTAAATGGGTCTACTCCACAAATCTCATTTTTATTTTTTGATAGTTTTAGAAACTCTACAATGCAGTCATTTTCTAGAGCACGATTAAACATAAACGCATAATCAAACCCAAATATGTTGTATCCAATGACAATATCTGGATTTTCGCGCTGAATAAGTTTGGTCCAAGCCAACAATACTTGCTGTTCTGTGCTATAAGACTCAATTTCGCAATTATCTACAGGAACCTTACCACAAGTATTAAGAACAATGCAGTGATTTAAATAAGGTTCCTTTTCTCCAGATTTCAAAAAGGTAGAACCAATAAACGTCACTTTGTCCCCTTCTAATTGCGGAAATCTGTTTTCTCTGCGTTTGTCTGAAAATGACTTGTTTAGCTCATTTAGTTTCTCTTCTCTTGTCAAACTCTTGTCACACAACAAATCAATGACCGTATAATTTTTTAGAACAGTCTTCTTACTTTTACTCTTTTGATAAAACTCTCCTGCAACATCTTCCTCTTCTTCATTATTCATATTCTCAAACATAGTTTCAATCGTCATTTGATTGTCGTCATCGGTCACATTTGACGGTTTGTCATTGTCTATTTTTGATGACAACCATGAATCTATCATTAACTTGACTTCATCCTCACATTTTGGATTCTGTTCCATTTTTGGATAAACAATGTCTATATCATGAAACCCAGCATTTGATAAATAACCAAAGGCTTTCATAACAATTTTTCTTAACAACTGCTCAATTTCAGCTTTGTCGTGATTTAAATATGGGTCTGCTGTTTTCTCTAGATGCTCAATAATATTTGTGGCAAGCTTTTTATAAGACTTTACTGGAACAGGAAAATCACCATGACTACTGCTTGCCTCAATATCAAAACTACAGATTTTATAAGGGACCCGCGTCTCCTTTTCATTCAATGGAATAATGTTCTTTCGCTCAACAACAAACTCATATTTGCAATTTGTTTGTTTTCCACTTTTTACTTCAATCGCCTTCTTTATTGGTAAAGCAACCCAACCAGATGGACTAATATCTTTAATATGAAAGAATCTCAACAAAGGTGGAATATTTGCCTCATATAAATAAGTAGATTCGTTTGCATAAATAAGACCAGTTTCTCTTAACTTTTGGTCGTGAGTACACCATAGATTTTTGGTTTTATTAAAGGCTTGCAAATTAGTAAACTGAAACATGACAAACTTGTGTTCTTTTCCACCATCAAACCCATATAATTTTTTTCGTTTAATAATTTTGCAATCGCTAATAGATTTTTCGTAATATTTACCAAGTTTCTTTTTAATAAATATCAAGAATTGTTCCTTTGTTTGTTGGCTCCAATTGTCACCAACCTTAACATAGAAGAATGGTCTGAAATCTTCTACCAATATGGAACAAGATTCTCCGGCTTCATTAATGCCAAACATTTGGATTACAAATTTGTTATTATCAGTTTTAGGCCCATTTTCTTCTTCACTGCTAGACCCATCTTTGCTATCGTCTTTCTTATTATAAACATTAAAATCGTAGAGTCTGAAAACGTGTTCCATTTGTTCTTTTGTTAAGACTATTAATCGCGTAATATTTAAGTTCAATTTTTTAACTCTTTATTAACAATATTGAAATAACACAATTATTTTCACTATAATATATTATAATAATATACACATATTATATATTATAATGGAAATGTCACCACTTGTATTAGTATTTGATACAGAAACAACTGGATTGCCACCAAAAATGGGAAAGGACCGAAAACAACACGACGCAGCAGAAAAGCGATTAGAAGGAGACCCAAATGATTCAGAACCGTTGTGGGCTTCAGTTATAGCTCAGTGGCCAGTTACCATCCAATTTAGTTACATTATCTATAATTTAGCTACAAATCAGTACTCTATGTATAATAAATATGTTGAAGATATGCCAGCGGGGATGGCTGAAGCGTTTCTAGCTGACCCTAGCACACATTATACCGTTAAAGGCGCTTTAGAAAAAAGACAGGAACAAATTGCAAAAAAGGCTGCCGGAGAACCAAATTTAATGGCCACTAGAAGAGAAATTATGGAACAATTTATGAGAGATTTAAACCAAGACATCACCTTGGTTGCACACAATTTAAAGTATGATTACAAAATGGTATTGGCTGAACTATATAGATTACAACTTGAATCTGGAGATGGTGCGTTTTTTAGAACAAACAACGCTTTACTAGGCTCAAAACCTCAATACTGCACAATGTGCAAAGCTCAAAAAGAAAAAAAGGCGCTAATAAAGGCCAGGGGTCAGTATGGGTTATGGGATAAACCACCTAAATTGGAAGAATTATACAACAAATTTTTTGGATATATGCCAATATCAGACAATCTACACAATTCATTGATAGATTCAATTGTTACTTTGAGATGTTTTTACAGGTTGGTAAATTCACCACCAAAAATAGCCTTGTGTGGCGTTGGCGCTCCCGATGTTTATTTGGTTGCTGGTGAGCCTATGGGCCCAATAGAAAAAACTTTACAAGAGTATATTCAACAGGATATTACGCCGGCAGGAACAGACCCCAACGGAGTCGGTAGTCCAGTTTCTCCTTGCGTGGAAACAATATTAGGTGGAAGGAGAAGAAGAAAAACCTCAAAGCGTTCCAGAAAAAATAAAAAACAAAAAACTCATAGAAAGAAATATTCTTCTAGAAGACGATAAAAAATACAGTTAAATAACAAAATTCATTTGTATATTTATTATATAGATGAATAAAGATTCTCCAATTAAGGCTATTGCTGTATTTGATGGAAAGAAAATTAAAGGGACTGTTATATTTACAGAAGACCTTAAAAACAGTTGCGTGAATATTGATATTAATATTGTTGGACTTAAGAAAAATGCGCTTCACGGATTTCATGTTCACGAATCAGGTGACCTAACGAGTCAGTGTGAAAGTATGTGCGCACACTTTAATCCTTATGGAAAAAATCACGGGTGTCCAGGTGCAAAAGAGAGACATGTTGGAGATTTGGGAAATTTAGAAACAGATGCTTATGGTTCGGCAAAATATAGAATGGTTGACAATTTTATTAAATTACGCGGGTCTAAGGCAAATATAATTGGAAGAGGAATGATTATTCACGCAGACCCTGACGATTGTGGATTAGGTGGGGACGAAGCCAGTTTAAAAACTGGAAATTCCGGCAAAAGAATTGCATGTGCAATTATAGGTTATTCTCAAGATAATTTCAAATAAACTTGCTAAAAATTAATTCATTAAATAACCGCATAACATTTTCAGGTGTATATTGCCTATAAGCATTCCAATCATCTTTATTTTTAATAATGTTTTTAATATTATTAAATATATGTAACAATTCATCTTTTGATTTATACAAGACTGCTTTCTCTCCCAAAATTTCTATGTGTCCCAAGTCTCCAATAGGACAAGTAATTATGGGTTTATTTTTAATAGAAAATTCGGCGATAGACAATGGAAAAATTTCTCCTTCTCCTCTCGCGTGTATCATTGCGTCACATGTATTTATAAATTTAGTTTTGTATATTAAGTCTGTATTTTTTTCCAAGTATATAATCCTTGGATGCTTATAAAACTCGCAAGTATTTAAAAACAAAAACCACATATTGGCACTAGTTGGCAAGTTTAAAAATTCAATTATTACTTCATGTGTATCTTTAATATTAAATTCAGTGAATCCACCATGTCTACCTAATACAATATCATCTTGAGGAATGTTAAGTTCAGTCCTTAAATTTTCTTCAGAACTTGGAAGAGTAACAATATGGGGTATAACGTTAAAATTTGTATTATATTTTACATTTAAAAAGTTTGAAATCCCAATATAAAAGTCGCTTTCACAGAATGTGGTTGCAAAGACGCAATGTTTAATTGTTTTACATTTCCCCCAAATAGACTTATTTTCAAATCTATAAATATCATTTGGACCACCGTGTGTTAATGTATAAAAAAACTGAAGATTGTAACGGTCAATAACATAATCCATTTCTCCAATGTCACATATTTCTATAATTGTAAATCTTTTATTGAATTTATCGTATGACGTGCGTTCAGTTGGAAACCCGGTTTCCTTCTGTTTTTTTTCAGTAAAACATATAATGTAACTTTTATTATTCAAAACTTCTTCATTGTATTTTGCATAATCATATATTGCAACTTCAGTCCCTCTCTCTGTAAAATGTCTAACAAAAAATGCAATGTTCATAATATATCTATGAGAGAACAAGTATTTAAAATAAAACAATCAGTAAATATATTATGAAAATAGTAGATTGTTTTATTTTTTATAATGAACTAGAGTTATTAAATTACAGGCTTACTATATTAAATAATGTTGTTGATTATTTTGTTATAGTTGAATCAACGCACACTTTTACTGGAAAACCAAAGAATTTATATTATAATGATACTAAGCACATGTTTGATTTTTTTGAGGATAAAATAATACACATTGTTGTTGACGATTTCCCACACAAATTCCCAAATATAAATTATGAGCATCCCAATATAAATGGCAAAATTGGTGAACAGTGGTTTAATGAGGCATTTCAAAGAAACGCTATAGAGAGAGGTTTAAAAAAACTTAATTTACAAGACAATGATTTTATTATTGTTGCGGACGTTGATGAGATTCCAGACCCAATTACATTGGCTCTTATAAAAAAATCCAACGCGCCTCATCAATTTCCTGAGACAAATATATTGCAGATGGATATGTATTATTACAACTTAAATTCATTAATAACTAACCCGTGGTCTTTTGTTAAATTTCTCTCTTATAATTCTTATAAAACTTTACCAGTTTCTATTCACGAACTTAGATGGATGCAAAACCTTCCAACAATTCAAAAAGGTGGTTGGCATTTATCTTATTTTGGTGATAGTAATTTTATTAAAAATAAGATTTCAACTTTCTCTCATCAAGAATTAAATAAAGAAGACTTTACAGATATAGAAAAAATAGAAAATAGATTAAAAAATTCGGTTGACTTGTTTGATAGAGGAGATGAAAACAAAATTATCAAGGTTGCAATAAAAGACAACTTGTATTTACCTTATAAATATGACAAATATTTGAAAAGCTATATAATTATAGATGTGTAATTCTAATATTTGCGCTTCAATGTTTTTCTGCCATATTTGCAATGTTGGCGTTGAGAGAAACCCTTGGGTCTATTGCAATTAATACTTTTTTTATATTTTAAAGACCATTTTCCTCCACGATGCATTTTTCTGCCATATTTGCAATGTTGGCGTTGAGAGAAACCCTTGGGATTATTGCAATCTATACTTTTTTTATATTTTAAAGACCATTTTCCTCCCCTCTGTTTTTGAATTTTAGATTCAATCCAATTAATAAACGATTCTGTGCTTCTATCTTTATTTTGAATATTGCAATCTTCGTATTCTTCTACAGAAGGACCCTTAATGTATCGCAAGCAAGGATAACCCATGGGCTCTTTTCCAGCACTTTTTAAATTTTCAAATAGTTTTTGATTAATCGCCGCAACTACAACGTCTTCTCTGTTTCCGTGGGAGTTTTTAAGCATTTTTTGTATTTTTTTCCATTGAGGTTTTGTTTGATTGCATGGTCCGCATCCATCCATGAACAAAAATAAAAAAATATGTTTTCCTGAACCAATATCATTATTAAAGTTTTCAATTGAATTTTGATAACCATTCATAAGTGGGTCAATTTCAATAACAGTTGCTTTTCTGGACATATAAATAAACGCAGAAAATAAAAAGTCTTTTATATTTTAATTTTTATTTTATCGCATTCTAATATATACAATGAACACAATGTTATTAATATTATTAGTGGTGACTTTTTTAGCGGGTATGTATTATTGCATGAATGTCACGTCCTCTAAATTGTCATTAACAGAAGGTTTAACAAATATGGCTAATCCTAGATGTCCCGACATTCTTGTTCAAAAGGATAAAAAATATTTTCTCTATAATTCAAAAGTAGCCAAGGTTCCTGGCGTAAATCCAGTAGAATTTGATAATTTAGAAGATTATGTTGAATTCATGGATTGGCAGCGAAGTCAAGGCATAAGATGTCCCGTATTGTATTTGCAAACCACTTATGATGCTCAAGGAAATTCTGTTTATAAAGTGAGGCCAAGTCCAACTGATTTGCATGGTGGATTGCCTCCAGCATTAGCAAATCAACCTATGGCACCCTCATCAAGACCAATTCCAACTCCACCAAATATTGACGGTAATGTTATTATTAAGAATATGACTGGACCAAATCCAACATTGCTTATAGATGCCACAAGAAACGACCAGCCTTATAATACAAACTCTGTTCCAGCTTTTGACCAAACTGACTTTTATCAAGGCACCACTACGCCACTTGACCAGATGAATCAAGAACAGGAAAATATGTTATATAGCCCAGACCCAATGGACCCAAATTGGGGAGGTCAAGCGTACACAGATAAATTAGTTGCTTCAGGTTATTACGCTGGAAATGAGGTTAGCATAAGAGTTTAATATACGATTATTTTCTAATAAAAAATTATTAATTTTGAATAAGTTCTCCGTTTTTATAATAATTATAAGTAGGCGTATATCCAGATTTGGCATTTTTACTAAAAATTTCAACTCTGGCATTTGGGTGATTTATTGATTCATTTATAGCATCTTCATTTGATAATAATATAACAATATCTTCCCATTCATTTCCATAAAGTAACACGTAAACAAAATCCATTTATGTATAATATATAAGCATGCTTTTATATTATAATCGGTTTTTCATTGCGTAGTAAAAGAAAAGGTGTAAGTTAAATATTATTAATGAGAGTCAATATATTTCATTACATTGTTGAGAGAAGCCTTTGCCGCGTTAAGTTCATTTAATGTTTTAATAGCATCAATATTATCACTTGCATTATCTGCATTTACGTTAATGGATAGAGTCGTTTTTAACATTAATGCATTAACATAATCATCCATATATAAAACAATATTTTCATAATCTTTCTTATAATCTTTGTTGGTCATCAACAATACATCATTTTGCATTTGAGTTACTTTATTTTTTAATGAACTTGCGTAATCATTTGCAGAAGCACCAATGCCACTTTTAGCTGAAGCATCTGTGGGGTTTGTTAAACCTTCCATAACGTTCATGTGCAACTTTAATGATTTTGTTGCTAAAAATATTAAAAATCCAATTATAAAAACAATACCAACAATTTTAATAAAATCCTCTGTCATTTATATATTATACCTCTAGAAAACAATACACAGAATTCTTACATTATTGTTTTAAATACTTAATAATGTTGGCAATAACAGTCTTGTTAATTTTGCGTATTTGTCCTTTAGTATTTACATAACTAATATCCTTTAGACACGCTTCGTTTTCATTTATCTTTGCTAACAAGTTTTTAACAGTCTTAAATTCTTTCATAACAGCAACTGCGCTTGTTGAACTAATGCCTGGAATTTGACACAACATGATTTCACCAATATTTTCGGGTGTAATATTTTCTTTCTTTACCTTTTTAACAACGCCACAATAGTCGCTTGAGGACTGCTGCTGTTCAGTAGATTCTTCTTCAGATGCAACAGATGTGGGTGTATTTGAATAAAATGCCTTCTTTTCTGGAGACTTGTGTAGTTTATAAGCTATATTGCAAACCATTAAAGCAGATTCTTCAATGTTCATACTTCTTAAAACTGAAAAACCCTTATAATAATTGAGAGATAACATGGCCGAATATAAGCTGGTCTTATCAGTACGGTCTTTGAAGGTATTTAATGAGTTAAGTTTGTTCATGTCTCCTTCAATTAAATACATTATATTGTGATTGTGATGAGGCAAACCATTTAATCTATAAGATTGTTCTTCATAGCGACCATCTTTAATACTTGAAGCCAAATCTCCTAAACTTTTTCTCTCTATAATAACTTTATCAACACCGCTTTCAGTCAATATAATGTCACCAATTGGCAGAGGCTCAACAACAATTTCCAATCCATTATACATAGGACCAGTTTCAATAAAATGTTTGCACAGCCGTATTAATTCTTGTTCGCGGTTATCCACCCTAATCTTCATTTAATAACTTACTTAGTAAATAGTTATTAAATTATTTTTTAGTTATATTATTTTAGGTTTTACATTAACCCATGTATTCTTCCAAATACAGCGCGTCTTTGTTGTACTGGGTTTCTGGTTGTGTTTCTTAATGAAAATAATATTCCACGTTGAACCTGAGGAGCTCGTTTCAAATAATTCCCCATATTTCCTCGTTGCCACGTTGTACCAAATGATACTATTCCAGCTTTTTTATCACCTCCGCAACTTCCACCAGATGCGCAGCCGCGATTTGTTAATGATTCAACATTTCTGCCTTGCTTTCCAAAATGATACATCATACCAGTCATTTTATAACAGCTTAATATTATAAGTTTTAAAAATAATATTAAGTAATCTAGAATTTTTAAGGTTATGTTTAACCAAGTTGTCCAGAGTGAGTAGCATAATAGCCATTTCTGTTGTATTGCACGGGGCTTCTTGTTGTGTTGAGCAACGAGAAGAAGACAGATGGTTGTCTTTGCGGTATTCTGTAAGTGTAGTGGTTACCAATGTTGTAAACGCGCATAAAGGGCTGTCCGCTCCAAATACCGGCCTTTTTAACGCCACCAATTGAACCACCACTTTGAATTCCTCTGTTAGAGATAGCGTCAACATAACGGCCTCGGCCAAACTGTGTTTGCATTCCTACCATTTATATATTCCCTAAACAAAATAATTTTTTTAAATAAAGTTGCAACAATAATTATGTTCAAAAGGTTTAAACACAGCCCAACATATTGTATAAATGGAAGAGAAGACGACCGAAAAAAATATATTGCATGACGATGATATTGTCAAGGGTGAGGATGGGCTAATTTTTAATCCATACAATCCCCTAAATGTGGAGATTACATTGAATGAAGTTCAATCTATTCTCACTAAATATGGCGTTCCAGCAATTGTAAAGAATGTTGAATTATATAAAAGAGCATTTGTGCATAGGTCTTATACTAAAAGACCTCAATTGGAAAATGCATTGCAAAATATTACTATAGTTGAGCGTCCGGCAGATTGCATGCCATTAAAAACAAAGTCAAATGAACGGCTAGAGTTCTTAGGCGATGGAATTCTTGAGTTGGTTACTAAATATTATCTGTATCGCAGATTTCCTAAAGAAAATGAGGGGTTTATGACAGAAAAGAAAATTGCTATCGTAAAGAATGAAGCTATTGGAAAAATTGCAATGGAAATGCATCTTAATAAATGGCTAATTCTGTCAAAACATGCTGAAGAAAAGAAAATTAGAACTAACTTAAAGAAACTTGGATGCTTGTTTGAGTCTTTTTTAGGAGCATTATTTTTAGATTTTAATAAAATTAGCGTAAAAGATGAAGAAGGGTGGTTTCAAAATGTATTTGTTACCGGACCTGGATTTCAAATAGCTCAAAAGTTTGTAGAGAATATTTTTGAAAAACACATAGATTGGATTGCACTCATTCAAAATGATGACAACTATAAGAATATTTTGCAGGTAAAGATTCAAAAAGAATTCAAAGTAACTCCACATTATTTGGAGATTGAACATGATTTAGAAAATGGTTATAAAATGGGTGTTTATCTTTGCATTGGACAACCAATTCACGCGGTAAGTGTACACAACGCAACTCACATTGACCAAGTAAAGACGTTTAAAGAAATTCAAGAATGGATTGTTAAAGTTGGAAAGGTCTTGATTTTCCTTGGTGAAGGCCAACATAAAATTAAAAGAAAGGCCGAACAAATAGCATGCAATGAAGCACTGCAGAAAATTAACAGTTATTCTGCTTAAACTTTTTTATTATTAATATATATTTAGTATATAAGCACCATGAATCCTTTAGAGTTATTAAAAGAAAAATTAAGAGTTAAACCAATTATAGAAGAGAAACAAAAGGTGTCTGTTGCCATTCCTGTAGCAAATGCTCCTGAAAAGGTTGAGATAAGTAAACTTACTTTGGTGGATGAACGAGACAAAGATACTGGTTTTAGTAGAAGAGAATTATTGCAAAGAATGAAAGAAAATAAAATGACTGCCGTTTTAGTAAAACCAAATGTAAAAGAAGCTGTTGCTGAACTTGTAGAAGAGCCTGTTTTGGGAAAGAAAAAAGTTAAAAAATTACCAAAGAAATTATTATTTAAATTAGAAGAAGATGAAAAAGAAGGACAAGAAGGAGAAAAACTTGGAGAAGAGGAACTAGAAGCACCTGTTGTAGAAGAACCTAAAAAACGAAGAACAAAACGACCAATAAAGGGTGTTTCATTAATTCCACCAGAAGAATGGGTAGATATTGATAAAATTGAGACTATTTCTAGACTTCCTCCAAAGAAGCCTCATGTGAATATCAAGGTTTCTAGTTATTTTATGAATAACAGAGAGAAATTTGTCAACTTTATTAATTCATTATTTGGAACTTATCGTGACACTGTAATGGATGATTCTTCTCAAATTTCTTGCGATACCATTGGTCAAGATAGTGCCGGTGAATTTTCTCTATTAACTCATCAAAATCTTGTTCGCGACTACTTGAACTTATATACACCTTATCGCGGTCTTTTGTTATTCCATGGTTTGGGTGCAGGTAAAACGTGCACATCTATTGCGATTGCCGAGGGTTTTAAGAGCAAAAAGAAAATTATTGTTATGACGCCTGCATCTTTACGAAGAAACTACATAGAAGAGTTAAAAAAGTGTGGAGATTCTATTTATAAGAAAAATCAATTTTGGCAATGGGTGTCAACGAGAGACCATCCTGAGGCAATTGATACTCTTTCAAGTGTTCTTAATCTTTCAATTGAATATATTAACAAAAAAAAAGGTGCATGGCTTGTAAATACAACAAAACCAAGCAATTATGATACTTTGGAGCCTCAAGAAATTAAAAGTTTAGATGACCAAATAGACGAGATGATACAACACAAATATAAATTTATTAATTATAATGGTTTGCGCAGAGATAAATTGAGAGATATGACAAATAACTTTGAAACAAATATTTTTGATGATAATGTTGTTGTTATTGATGAGGCTCACAACTTTATTAGCCGAATCGTTAACAAAATTTCAAAAGAAAAAGAAGTTCCTGTTGATAAGTATGGAAAGAAAGAGAGAGTTCCTTATTCCATGGCCCTTATTCTTTATGAGCTTTTGTTAAGCGCAAAAAATGCAAGAGTTGTTTTACTAACCGGAACTCCAATTATTAATTATCCCAACGAAATTGGAATACTTTTCAACATTTTGCGCGGTTACATCAAGACGTGGGAGATTCCCTTGGATATTCGTTCAGGACAATCTGTTACAAAAGAGAAGTTGCAAGAAATCTTCACGAGAGAAAAAGTATTAGACTACCTTGATTATTCTAAAGATAAAGTAATTACAATAACAAGAAATCCATTTGGATTTGAAAATAAATACAAGGAAGAAACAGGTTATCATGGAGTAACAAATAAACCAATAACTATTAAAGAGTCGGGAGATAAAATGCGTTTGCAAGAGAGAGGAATAATTAGTGATGTGGATTTTGAAAAGAGAATAATAAGTATTTTGGAAACCAACAAAATTGGCGTAAATACATCTGGAATACAAATTAAACTCAATAAAGCCCTTCCAGATAAGTTTGACGACTTTGCTGAATTATTTTTAAATACGGAGAATGGAAACACAAAAAATATGGATTTATTCAAACGTCGTATTATTGGATTAACATCTTATTTCAGGAGTGCGCAAGAATCTCTTATGCCACGATATGAAAAACTAGTAGATTTTCATGTTATTAAAATACCAATGAGTTCATATCAATTTACTGTTTATGAAGCAGCTCGCGCTCAAGAGAGAAAACAAGAAACTAGCACAAAACAGAAAAAAGGAGTTATAGATGAAAATGGAATTTATAAAGACCCAACATCAACTTATCGCATTTTCTCTCGTTTATACTGCAATTTTGTTATGCCTAAGCCTCCTGGAAGACCTTTGCCAAAAGAAGATAGAGAAGAAGACACTCAACAGTTGGAAAATATATATGAAGAGGCTTTAAAAGAGACATCTAAAAAAGGAACAAATGATTTGGATGGTGAAGCTTGGGATGGTGAGCTTGAAGGAGACGAAGTTATTGAAAAATTGGCTGATGTTACATATGAAAAAAGAATCCAGCAAGCCATTGAATTTTTAAAAGCAAATGAAACTACCGTTTTGACCCCCAGAGGATTAGAAGAATATAGTCCAAAATACCTAAATATCTTAGAGAATATTCAAGACTCACAGCATATTGGTCTGCATTTAGTTTATAGTCAATTTAGAACCTTGGAGGGTATTGGAATTTTCAAAATGGTTTTAGAAGCAAATGGATTTACTCAATTCAAGGTTAAAAAGGATTCAAGTGGCGTTTGGGACTTGGATATTAGCGAAGAAAATATGGGAAAACCGACCTTTGCATTATACACCGGAACAGAATCTGCGGAAGAAAAAGAACTAATTCGTAATATTTATAATAGCAACTGGGACACTAAATCACCAATAACTACCAAACTAAAAGAAATTGCACACAATAACCATATGGGAGAAATTATAAAGGTATTAATGATTACTGCATCTGGTTCAGAAGGAATTAACTTGCGAAGCACAAGATATGTTCACATTATGGAACCTTATTGGAATCCCGCACGTATTGACCAAGTTGTAGGAAGAGCGAGAAGAATTTGCAGTCACAAGGATTTACCAGAAGCACTACAAACAGTTGAAGTTTATTTGTATTTAATGACTTTTTCTAAAGAACAACTAGACCCAAAAAATGATAGTGCAATTGAATTGAAAAGAAAAGACAAAAGTAAAAGAAAATATAAAATCCCGGTTGAAGGAAAAGAAGAGAAGGATTGGAAAGAGGACAATATTCCTTTAACTAGTGATGAAGCTTTATTTGAGATTTCAACTATTAAAGATGAAGTAAGTTTTAAATTAATTACGGCTATAAAAGAAGCGTCAATTGATTGTGCGGTTTATACAAAGAGAGGGTCAAAAGAGCAATTAAATTGCTTGCAATTTGGGGAGCCATCTTCAACATCTTTCTCGTATATTCCAAATTATAAGAAACAAGAGCCGGATTCTACAACAAAAATTAATAAAAAGACTATTGAATGGCGAGGAAAGCCGTATGAATTTCGCGGTAAAAAATATATTTATCGTAAAATAGATAGCAACAATGGAAAGTTGTATGACTGGGATAGTTATTACAGAGCTTTGGAAAATCCTCAAATAGACCCCATTTTAATAGCAGATGTAGAACAAACACCGCGGGGTGTTAGGATAAAGATGGTTTAGGTTCATATTGTAATTTTTATTTTATACGATATAAACTTATGTAGCACTATACACATTTCTTGTAAACAAACAAGTAACAATAATAAAGAACATCATTGTAAATTTTCTAACTTCCTTGTATTTTTCAAAGTACTCTGACCTAGACGAAAACTTGTATAATCTTTTAATCCTGCTTATTTCAGTCTCCTTGGTTTTATTATAAACATATGCTACACCAGACAACATTGTTAAAAACATCATTTCTGACGGGTTAAATAAGTTATGCGTATGTATATTATAATTAAGTTCTGATATAAATACATCTAAATTGAACAACTCTTTATAAGACATCTTTGCAACAGCAGAAACTGATGCCAAATTAGTTTGGTCGTCTTTTATTTTTTTACACAGAGGAGTTGTGCATGGGGCTTTTATATATTTTTTAGTGGATACTAGTGAGGTTTCTTGGACCGTTTTATTAAACCCACTTGGATTGTATTGTGTAAAAGGAAGAGGTTCCCAACTGACTTCTCCAGAATCCCAGTGTTCGTCTTCTAAATATAATCTGGGTTTTTCAAGTCTTTTCATTGGTCCTGGACCCCGCACAAATGCAGAGATTGGAGCAATAAGTGCAATAATCTTAAATACCTTTACTATGGTCATTGTTCTTTATATGTATTATCCATATTATTGTTTGTTGCAGGTTCAATTTTATTTTTTAATAGCTCTAAAATTTGATTCATTTTGTCTTCTAGATTAACAATCTTTTCCCCCATATTTTTTATTTCTTTTTTAATTTCAACTGTTTCCTCTTCATTTAAACTTGACGCTTCCTTTATTTGTTTTAACCGAGAGAAAATATTGGGGGGTCCAGATGAAGTTTCATTTATTTCTAATTGTATTTCATTTATTTCATATTCTTTATTCTCTCCCCATGATATTTGTTTTTTGTTACTAGGAGCAAGAGGCAATTCTTCACCAATTTGAATAAACTTTGGAGCAGGTTGATTATATTGATATTGTTTTTGTTTTTCTTCTAATTGTGTTGCGCTTTGTTGATTTTGTTGCACTTTTTCCATTTTTACAGAAGTTTCCGCGGGTTTTAACCATTTTTCAACATCTTCTTTATTTGCGGTCTTGTGAATTGTTTCTACGTCAAAATTTCTTTGAGCCAAGGTTCTTGCTATTAACTCTTCCATAGCCCCGCCAATGGGTTCATCTCTTGAACTATCGCTAAATTTTGGAGCTTCTGGAACAGGAACTGACATTGCACTCATAAAATCGTTTTTCTTTTCAGCCAAACCCTTTTCAAATGCGTTCATTCTCTCGGCTTGAATGTCTTCGGCTTTAAAAAGTTGTTTGCCTTGACTTTGTGGTTGAGATTGTTGGTTTGCTTGTCTAAAACTATTCATAATTAGGCTAATAAATTTTTTATTCATTTCCATTAAATTTTGCGGTGTATTTTTCTCTCTTTCAAAGAAAAGGCGCGCCTGGTTTATAAAAAGTCCCCTTGCATTGGTAAAGTGTTCTTGAGATTTAAGCCTAGGTTTTATATCATCCAACACAATATCCCAAATCATTTCTATATTTTCACTTGTAATAAAGTCAATATTTACCTGTCTTGATGTCATATAAATAATATTCGCAAATATTATTTATATACTTTGATTGCATATTCTAATTTCCTGCAAAATTTTATAAATCTCTGTTGAAATAAACTTTTCTAAACTGTTGCATGTACTTGTCATCTAAAATGTGAGTTTTGAAATACTTACTATCATGTCTATCCTCCAACATGTGTGCAATAAAATATAATGAATAAATACCACATTCAGTGTCACCATATTGATGTTCAACTGGGTAATTCTCGTCAAACTTAAATTTAATGGGAACTTTTAGTTGTTTACCTTGTTTAATAATACGGTTTACTAGTTTCATAACTTGTCTTGGGGCTTTGTCGCCAGCACTATCAAAGAAAAATATCTCTCCTTTTTTAATATTAATAAACATGGAAACCCAGTGTGAGCCGCCTTTATAATGCGGGTCTAAATTGAATATAACACCAATTTTAAATCTACCATTTTTAATTTCTTCTTCCAAGTTAAAATGACACAACTCTTCCCACACACATTCGCCGTATAATTTATGCGTATCAAAATCAATTGGGGATGGGCCAATAAAATCAAAGCACTTGTATTTTTCTTCGTATTGTTTCATAACTTCCAATATATCCACGCTAGACAACCATTCATTTGGGTTTTTACTCCATTCTTTTGGAGAGACGGGGGCATAAGATTCCTCCAATTCTTTATTAAGTTTTCCATTAACAAATTTTTGTTTTAACCAACACGATTCCTTATTGCACACGCCCTTTAGTTTAGAATTTAATGTGCTCCATATTTCTTTTGAATCGTTTGTTTCAATTTTTGATTCGGGATGACGAGCGTTCCACAGTTCTTTTAATTTATACAAGGTTTCGTCTTCTAAACACGTGTATCCTTTTCCAGCTGTTTTGGGGCTGCACCGCAACTTAACGGACTCAAACTTCTTTATCATTTTCTCTCTAAATATATGATTTCTTCTAGTTATATGTGATTTGGATTTCTGGTGTTTTTTTACCGTTTGTTGTTTTTTCTGTTTTTTCTGCATTGTTTTTTTCATGGGTTTCTTCATATTTATTATTGATATTATTCTTTTTGCTAATACCTTTATTTTTCAAATTTGGGTCTTTTAAGTTTATATCTTTTTGTATTGGAATTATAGGTTTTTTTTCAAGTTTAGATGTTGTTCTTTTAACAAGTTTTTCTAATGCATTTGGTTCAGTAATTTTAATAGAACGCATCATCAACATGCTTTCTTCAACGGCATTAAATGATGGGTCTAGGGGTTTGTTATTTAGTATTCCATTTTCAATGTCGGCATAGTCTTCCTGAATAATATCAGACTTGTCTAAAACCTTAAAATATTCAATGCAAACTCTAGCATAAGAATCAAATGCGCTTCCAACATCGGGATACATTGTTTCAGGTTTTTCATTGTTCAACAGTTTTTTTGTCAAGTCAAATATGCGTTTTTTATAAAACCGTTTATCCTTGCGAATAGAATCTTTTTTTGTTGTAGTTTGTTGTCCAATGTGTTTTGCATATTGTTGTTTATTCATTAAACATTCCAGAGTTATTTCGGTAATTAGTTGGTCGTCCATTTATATTTGTTATTTTAAAAATTTCACAATTTTACTTTAAGTTTTTATAAATTTAATATAAACATATATTATATTGAATGATTTTTAGCATATATGAAGTAGTTTTAATAGGAATTTGTTTACTTGTAGTTTTCATGACAAGTATTATTGTTTATGCGAGTACAACTAAGCCTGGTTCTTTTGTAGATAGACTTACTAATAAAATACCCGTTATATCCACCTTTATTATTGGTTTGGGAATAATTATAACTTATCAAATTTTTACAGTTACGTTGCTTCAATCTCGCAGAGAAGCAACTTATAAAATAGTTGACAGAGCATTTTCAAACATTAATAAAGCAATAGACGAAAATTATGACAAGAGTCCCGAATTTATTAATTCATTATTTTATTCTTGGCAGAAAAATACATTTCCCCATGCACCCGAAAAATATGAAAAAAATCAGGATAAATGGACGACCACTTTATATTTGGCAAACTTAATATTTCAAAGTTGGGAAGATTTTTTAACTGATTTAGAAAGCTGGGGGGACTTAAACTATAGCATCCAATACAACGAAGAAGATGAAAAATCTTGGTTGGCTGTTTTTTTAACATGGGCTCAATCTAAAGAGTTGCAAGACATTTTTCCCGGGCAAGAGTTAGAATATAATGATACTACTATTAGACTCTCCAATTTGTTGTTTGAATATGCTAAAAAATATCCTGCCAAAAATGTTGAGGATGTTAAACATATAACCGACTTAATATTTGAAGACCCTAGATACAATGAGATTAAACATGACGTTAGAACTTAAATAAAAAAATTGAATTACAATAATTGAATTTAAAGCTTTTTAAATTCAATTACAAATCAATATGAACCTATTCATTCTATCTCTAAACTTTCAAGAATGCGCGGAATTCATGTTTGATAAACATGTTTCCAAAATTATTTTAGAAGCAGTACAAATGTTATGCACAGCCGTTCAAATTGTTGACCCAGATAACAATCTTGATGGAAAAGTTAAATTATATAAGATTGCTCACAAAAATCATCCAGTTACTATTTGGATGCGAACATCCCTGGAAAATTATATGTGGGCTTTAAATTTGGTTGACTCTATGCATAATGAATGGAAATACAGATACGACCATCCTCCAGACAAAATGCATCAGTCTTATATTGTAGCAAAATATTTGAGAGAGTATGCGCCGCTTGCAGATAAATTTCCACAGAAAGGATTAACCCCATTTGCTCAAGCTATGCCAGTTGAATGCAAATGTGTTGATGCAATTGAGGCTTATCGTAACTATTATCAAACTCCAGACAAACAAAAAATTGCATCTTGGAAAAAACGTGGAAAGCCTTATTGGTATAAAAAAATATAACGTGAATTATCATCTTATATTTTGTATTTTATTTTTTTTGCGTGTGGCTTTTATTGCATGGACCTTGGGTGTGGTCATTTCCTAAACCACGAATCTCTTGACGAGTGCAGTTTTGGAATAAACCTTGCCCAACATTCTCAGGATTGGGATTAAAAGAATTAAAATATTCTTTTTGGAATAACCCAGGAAATGGTTGTTGAACGCTATTACTAGGTTTAAAACCAAACTTGTATAAATCGCTGTTGGAACTTGGAACATAAACAGCTTGACTGCATGCCTGAAGTGCGTATACTTGGTTTCTTAACTCTGATTCAGTGTTTATATTTGTAGCAAAACCAGACCAAGGAGACTGAGTGTTACCGGGGTTAAAAACCTCATTTGGGCTATAAATCGGTTGCTGAACAAGTGGTGTATTAATAGGAGCCCTTGGGTCAACAATTGGCATGATGGAATATTTTGTCATCACTGGCCGAACACTCAAATAAGGCTGAAGCATATGAGATGGGATATTTCTATCATAGATGCGTGTATTTATGGAGTTTGTTATTTGTGAAGAACACTCTCTAAAACCGTCTGTTGCCATTATTAATATACTGGAATATAATTTATTTTGCAACACTTTCTAAATCAATAAAACAGATATAAAGATTATTGACCTTAATAAATAAGGCAAACTATATGTGTGGAATATTTGCATTGTTAAACAACGAGTCTCTTTTTAAAAAGGGGTTTATTCAACAGCAATTCATGAAAGGCCAAAACCGTGGTCCAGAATTTTCTAAATTAGACAACTTCACATTATTGTGCTTACTCGGGTTTCATCGCTTAGCTATTAATGGTTTAAATGATTTTTCTAATCAACCAATTGTAATTGGTGATACGGCTCTAATTTGCAATGGTGAAATTTATAACTACAAAGAGCTTTATAAAATGATGGGAATAACTCCTGTCACTCAGTCAGACTGCGAAGTTATTATTCACCTTTATAAAAGATATGGAATGAAGCAAACACTGCAAATGTTAGATGGTGTATTTGCTTTTGTATTGTGTGACCGCAATTTTAATGACCCAACTGCAAAAATTTATCTTGCTAGAGACCCTTATGGGGTTAGACCATTGTATGTATTAAAGCCGAAAACCCCATCAGTTGAAGACAAAAAAGATATATATAGTTGTGCTTCTGAGTTGAAAGTTTTATCAGAATTTGCTAAACAATTGCCAAACCATGTAGTTGAACAGTTTATGCCAGGAACTTACTCTAAGATTGTTATGAAGTTCAAAGTTTCACCTAAATGGGAACTGAAAAAAGAGTACTGCGCTTACCATTCCACTGGATTTTCTAGCATTATTACTGAATCACAATATGACCTTGATTATGTGTTTAAAAATATACAACATCACTTGTATGAAGCTGTAAAGAAGAGAGTGTTGGTCACTGAACGACCTATTGCATGCTTATTGTCTGGTGGGTTGGATAGTAGCTTAATTACGGCACTTGTAAATGAGTGTCACAAACAAAAGTCGGTCAAGCCCTTAGAAACATTTAGTATTGGATTGTCGGGCTCGGAAGACCTCAAGTACGCTCGCATTGTTGCTGATTATTTGGGAACAAATCACACCGAAATTTTGCTTACTGAAGAAGATTTTATTAACGCAATTCCTCACGTAATTTACGCAATTGAAAGTTATGACACTACTACCGTAAGAGCCAGTATTGGAAATTACTTGTTGGGAAAATACATTGCGGATAATAGTGATGCAAAAGTAATTTTCAACGGCGATGGTTCCGACGAGTTGTGTGGCGGTTATTTGTATATGCATGCGGCACCAGATGCACTTGAATTTGATAAAGAGTGTCGTCGTCTTTTGAAAGACATTCACGCTTTTGACGTTTTACGTTCCGACAAGTGTATTTCGTCTCATGGACTGGAACCTAGAACGCCATTTTTGGACAGAACGTGGGTTCAACAATATTTGAGTATTCATCCATCGTTAAGATTTCATAAAGAAAACAAACAATGCGAAAAGTTTTTGTTAAGGAGTGCATTTAGTGAAGAAAACTATTTGGATTCAAATGGAAGTGCTCTTCTACCTAAATGTGTTTTATGGAGAACAAAGGAGGCTTTTAGTGATGGTGTTAGTAAAACAACGAGGTCATTATATGAAATTATTCAAGAAAATGTGGCCCTTGGTATAAAAGCTGGCTCTAGATTAAATGAAAAGTACGAGCATAATGCCCCAGATACAGAAGAGAAGAAATATTATCGTAGTATTTTTGAAAGTTATTATCCTGGTCTAGGAAATGTGGTCCCCTATTTTTGGATGCCTCGTTATGTAAATGCTAAAGATGCAAGCGCAAGAACCTTGCAACTATATAATGAAGTTCAAACTGACGCATGTTAAATAAACTTTGAGATATTTAATTCTCATTTTTTGCGGAGTTATATCTTCAAAAGTTTATATGTTATCAAAATAAGTAATCCAATAGGTAAAAATAACGGGTCATAATAGTTTAAATAAGTCCATGTCATTACAAATATAATTGGAAATATATTACCACGCGGTATCATTTTATAGCAGTCGGAAGTTCTAAAATAAATCCAAAGCCCGGAACAGATTACAGCAATAATTACTTTATTGCTGTAAGTTAAATAATTATCTAATATCATATTATATATTATGTTTACAAAATTATATTTAGACACAACAAATCCAAAACTTACTTTCTCTCACCTCTTTGAGGTAACGACGTTGGGTCCAATGATAGTTTCCATCCTTGTACATACAATTGTTTACAGTTTATTTTTTAACATAATAAGCTGGGTATTCTTTGGAAGATTTTTATCAAATGCAATAAATATAAGACTAGTATCATGTTTAATCCCAATTATGTTTTTTGGATTTATAGGAAGATTTATTCACGTGAAAGATATTTATAAAGGATATAATGGAAATATGGAAAAAACAAGAGAATATACAGACAAACACTATATTTCTTGGGTCTTTATTTCATAGGTAAGTATTTGCATTTTTTTATACGACGGAAAATAAAATAAAACTGTGCGTTTATTTTATTCCCAAGATATTATAAGAAAGATGTCATTGCATAAAAGCTTGTATAAATTCCAAGACTTTTGGTTTAATATTTTTATTATATCTACATATGTCTTGTATATTTTATTTGCAGTTGGTATTGTAAAAAGTGCTCCACAGTATTTAGAAACACTAGACTACTATGTTAAAATATATATTAGCTTATTTTTATTGTGGAGATTTAATCCGTTTACAAAAATACACTTTACTGACTTAGATAGAAAAATATCATTTACTGCGGGCGTGTTTTTGTTTACTACAAGCGCAGTCAATCAAATACTTATTAAATATTTGGATAACGCAAAAAATGTTGTTCAACAAAATATACATTTTTAATTTACCGATTTCTTCTAGTTTTTGATTTTTTTGCAAGACTTAAAACTCTATTTTTGTATGTTTTTTTGTGTCCAGAACTTGACCCATTATTTTTATTAAAAAAAGATTGCAAATGTTCCATTGTTTTTTTTGTAATAATTTTATCTATTTCATATTCATCTTTGCTTTTTTCCATGCAAACAAATTCATAGTTGTTCATATTTGTTTTCATAAAATCAGTAAATTCTTTTTCTGCATGCGAGTCAACAATAAGTTTTTTTGAAACATTATTATTAACGAACCTATGAATCATTGAGTCAAAATGTAAATCATGCGTATATGGTTTTATTTTTATATAATAAACATTGTCGGTATTCATTTCTGGGTAATAGACATCATCCAAAAAGCAGACATCTACGTTTTCTGGCAATTTTGAGCATCGCATAAAGTCTTTAAGGTTTTTATCATGTGAGCGTCTACAAAACTCTACTATTTTTCCATTTACTTTAAATGCAGCAATAATGTGATTAAATAATTTGTATTTTAGTTTATTCTCAAAATAGTTTTTAATAAAATGGGCCCATTCTTTAGGACCTTGATTATTAGTATAAATCATAACACTTTGACACTGTTTTATTTGTTTTTTAACTTTTACATACTGAAGTATAGAGATAATATTTGGGCGAATGAATTCAGGAAATATGTCTAGCACGCTATTAAAATATTCTTGTGTGAATGTTGTTTTTATGTCTACATCAACACTTTTTGCATAATTGTGTAATGAATCCCAAAATATTCCCAACTCTACAAAATAACCGAGGGTTTCATCAAGGTCAAATACAACTATTTTTTGTTTATTTTGTGGCATCTAAAATATGGGTATATTTTAAAAATTAATAAAATAGTTATTTAATGAAAATTATTTTATTAAACAAGTTTATTACAGCATATAATGTTATCTGGAGTTATTGGTCAAAGGATTTTATATTCTGCGCAAGATATTAAAAATGCAAATGAGGCAAAGGCAAACGTGTTAAGGTCTCAGCTTAAGAGAATTAATGACTATAAGAGAAACAAAAAACATGAATATAATAGTGTAATTCCCTTAAAGATTTACCAAACATGGCACACTAAAGAATTACCTGAAAAGATGAAATTAGCAGTTGATAGAATGAAGATGCGGCATCCAAGGTTTGAACACTTTTTATTTGATGATGATGACTGTAGAAATTTTATTTCAGCCAATTTTGACGGAAGTGTATTAAATGCGTTTGATAATATAATTCCTGGAGCATATAAAGCCGATTTATGGCGCTATTGCGTGCTCTACATTAACGGCGGAATATATTTGGATATCAAATATAACTGCATCAACACATTTCATTTTATTGAATTAACTGAGAAAGAGCACTGGGTTTTTGACATTGACGGAAATAATATTTACAATGCTTTAATAGCGGTTAAACCAAAAAATGAAGTGTGTCTTAAATGCATTAATCAAATTGTGGAGAATGTTAGAACCAAATACTATGGAACTAGTTGTGTTGACCCAACAGGTCCTGGATTAGTAGCTAGATTTGTAGGAGACGCAGAAAGAAGAAATATTGACCTTGAACACATTTGGAATAAACCAACGGGTGATAAATTTATTCTTTATAAGAATATTGCTATTTTAAAAATGTATAGTGGCTATTATACAGAACAAAATGATAATAAAAAAATTATTCATTATTCAACCTTATGGGGTCATAGAAGAATTTATAAGTAACATTTAAAAAATCTTACACTAACTGACGATTTCTTTCGTGAGTCCAACCGTCAGTATCTTGTCCCAAAAACAAATGATGAATCATTGTTTGATGAAAACGTTCATACATAAAACAAATTATTGTTGGGTTTTTATAACGATAATATTGTTTCTTATCATTAAATATTGGCATCTCGTTTTCGTGTAAATACTTTTCAATACCATCAGTAAAAACTCCTGGACCAGTTAAATAATGAATCACATGTTCTCCTGCAATTTCAGTAATTGTTAGAATTCTTTTAACTGACAATTCAATTATAGATTTTAGCAAGGGAGAATTTGCTGGTGCTGCAAAAGTCCATTGGCATAAATGAACTGAATTTTCCGGCGCACAAACAAGCTGTGTTTCATATAAAGTAAACATATTTGGGTCACACAAACAAACAGCGTCTGCATCCGCATATATTCCACCGTATTTATATATGACACAATATCTCCATAAATCGGCTTTCATTACTGCTATAGGTAGTCTATTATAAGCATAATATATTTCCTCACCAAATTCTTCAACCATGTCGGTTTTCATAAACTCGTCACACATTTCATCTGTATAAAAATGGTAACCAAACTCCGGAACAAACCGTCTCCAAGAGTTTAGTGCTTGTTGCAATTTGGGTTTGCTTTGAATATATTGAATAGATTTGTGCGTTTGAAAAATCCGCTTTGGTATGTTGCTTTTGTGGAGTTCTTCGTTTGTTTCTGGTCTTGTGGGTTGTTCCACGTTTTGCTCTTCGGCATTTTGTTCTTCGTCCTTTTCCGTTATAACAAAGTCCATTGTATTTTTAATTTAGCTATTAATTTTGATTTTTAAACTAAAAAAAAATATTTACATACTCTAAACTAGATGTCTTATAAAATAACAAATTCTGATTATTCAAAAATACTTGCCTACTATGGATTAGACGTTCCTAAAAAAGGAACACACTTAAAAGAAGCGGCAGAAAACATTTTATCTAAAAAATTATGTTCTTGTATTAAAAAGGTGGGACCAAGTGCAAAGGATGAACAAAAAGCCATAGGTGTTTGCACAAAGACTGTGTTAAATAGAAAAGGCTTTTCTCGTGGAAAATTTAAATGCAAGAATGGAAGGAGTATTGAATTAAAAAAGACGGCAAGAAAAATAACAATTGGAAAGAAAAAAACTCAAAAACGTCGTTAAACAAAAAAGATAATTATCTAATTATATTTATATGTCAGTGCATAATAAATATGATATTATTATTGTTGGAGGCGGAATTTCTGGCCTTTATAGTGCTTATAAGATTCTAAAGATGGTTCCAGAAACAAAGCTATTAGTTCTTGAGGGTCATAAAAAACAATGGCTTGGTGGAAGATTAGGAAATGAAATGTTTCAGGGGACTCAGGTTGTAACGGGTGCCGGAGTAGGTCGCAAAGAAAAAGACTATTTATTAATTGAGTTATTAAGAGAACTAAAAGTGCCATACAATGAGTTTCAAACAGCACCTAAACCAGCGCAAACAATTTCTCCACCATGTAATGTTAAAAAGCTTATTAATATATTAAAAAAACAATTTAAAGAAAAATCCGCCCACTCACCCGTTAAAAAAACTTTTAAACAATTTGCACTACCTATTTTGGGTCCAGAGCTATACAAGAATCTTACTGTTTGCTTGGGTTATACCGACTATGAAAATGAAGACGTTTATGACACCTTGTATCATTATGGCCTTGAAGACAATTTTGATAAATGGACAGCACTTCATATACCATGGAAGCTATTAATTGAAACAATTGCCAAAAAAATTGGCTATAAATGCATTCGTTGTTCTAGTTATGTAACTGATATAGAACAAGTTTCGCAGTGTAATTTTATTGTGCATACTGAAAAAGACATTTTCTATTCATGTAATAAAGTAATATTAGCAACTACTATTAGCAGCGTTAAAAATCTCCTCCCTGGTTATCCTATTTATCAACAGATTCACGGTCAAAATTTCTTGCGTTTATACGGAAAATTTACAAAACAATCTGCTGAAATTATGAAACAATATGTTCCAGGTTATACTGTTGTTCCCGGACCTCTTAAAAAAATAATACCCATGGACACAGATAAAGGCGTTTATATGATTGCTTATACTGACAATGAAGACGCAAAGTATTTAAAAGATAGGTTGACTAATACTCAAAAAAATAGAGACTATTTTTGTGAATTATTGGAAGAAGCTCTTGGAATTCCTAAGGGCGCGCTTAATTTAATTGCAATTAAGGATTATTATTGGCCAATTGGCACTCATTATTATGAACCACTTTCTAATACTTTTAAAAATCGCAAAGACTTTATTAAGAAAGCACAGAATCCAATGCCTGGAATGCTTGTTGTTGGAGAAATGATAAGTATGAACCAAGGTTGGACGCAAGGAGCTCTTGAAAGCGTTGAATCAGTTGTAACTAAAAAATGGGTTGCCTCGTTTTGCTAAATTTATTTTATAAATATTTTTGAAAAAATACTTAAAAGTAAAAAAATAAATAAGATATAAATGAATAAGATTATTAGTTTATTCCTTCTCTTTTGTAGCACCGCAAATAGTTTTAATTTTTACGGTTCAACTAAACCCATCGGCTATTTTGACCCTCTTGGCTTTGCAAAGAATAAGCCTGAGAGTGAATTGTTAAGGCTTCGTGAAGCTGAACTAAAACACGGTAGATGGGGAATGATATCAGCGGTAGCAATTCCTGCAACTGAACTTGTTACTCATGAACAAGGAATTCACGTTTTAGATAATGCAAACGCGCTTACTGTGTCTGCGTTTGTAAGTTTAGTTGCTGCGTCGGAATTGCAATCTATGTTGTTAGGTTGGGAGGACCCATTTAAAGGTTCATCAAACTTATTTTTATTGAAGACAGATTATCAACCTGGAAGTCTTGGGTTTTCTTTACCCATTTCATTCCTAGGTAAAGACGAGGAGTTTATGTTGAACGCAGAAATAAACCATGGAAGACTTGCCATGATTGGTTCATTAGGAATGATAGTACAAGAATTAGTTACAAATAAACCTATTTTTTAAAAAAATTATTCATTCATAACTGCGTAATAACCATGATATCCTATGGCCGCAAATCCCAACATTAATAGGAGCTCATATGCGTATCTAGGCGTTAGCTGCTTGTTGTAACCGATGTAAATTAAAAGGGGACCAACTACAAATATATGAAATAAATTGACCCATGGATTTTTGCCTGCGTTAACTTTAATATATGTCTTGTATGCATGATAAAAAACAATGATAACTCCTAGAGTGAGCAAAATTGGATACATAAAAACTGGCGTATTAGTAGATTTGATTCCTACATACAAAAATAGAGTTCCCACAATTAAAATATGAAACAAATGAACATAAAATTCCTTCATTATATATTACTCATTTATTTATTTTTCTTTGTAAAATATATAAATGTCTTCCAAATGCGCGTTTAATTATTCTAATACACAAACCCACCAAAATGGTGGAAAAAAAACTGTAAGAAAAGTTCATATTAAGAAAGGAAAGGGGCACAAAAGTGTTAAATATTATAAGAACGGAAAGCTCGTTTCAACTGTTAAACGTGGGTTGAAACCAGTTGAAGTTGCTTTTATCAAGATTGGCAAATTTATTCCTGGTTTATTTAAAGATTGTGGATGCAATAAAACCAAGAAACATAGACATGGTTAAAATAAAAAAATAAAAATAAAAATAAAAATAAAAATAAAAATAAAAATAAAAAAATTATTTTGCAAGATGGTCTAATGCCGACAATAAAACTTGCTCTTGACTTGTCAACTTTTGAAAAATAAGACACTCATCCATTTTAACTCTGTAATACTTATGAGCAAAATTCTTACACGTGATACTAACACCATCATCTGTTACATTTATTTCACATAGAATTCCACCAGGAGTTAAATGAACATTATCCGGGTCTTTTATAGGTATCCATCTTATAAAAGCACCATACCTTAGTTCACTCATTTCATCCACATAAGCATATTCTTTCAACTTTTGCATTAATTCGCGAATTTCTTCCTTTGATAAATGCAATTCAGATAATATCTCCTGTTTCATTTCATTTATTTTTTTTGTTGTTAAATTTAAAAACTTTGAGTTTTCCTCATTTTCTAATGCTTTCAATAATTTGTCAACGTCCATACAATATATATTAATAATAATTTATCTTCTAATTATTTTTTATATTACTTATACATTCGTTGCATAAAGAAATAGCCATATTGTTTTGCACAATTGTAGTCATATCCTACATTGTGTTCATTTATAAACAAATTGTGACTTTCTGCTCTATTATAAAATAAATATTTGAACTCTGGTTTATTAAATATAGCTGCAATAACAACCTCTTCTGGATAATATGATAAGAATGGCGTTCCAATTTTTACCATTTCAAAGTACTCTTCTGCAAATTTTTTTATATTTTCTCTAGCAAAATTTAACCCAAAAACTATTGTACACACATTAATACTGTTTATTAAATCTCCTCCAGTAATATTATTTATGGTTCTAATAGTTTCTTTATAAACTGTATTTTCATATGTAAGAAATCCGGGAGTATTAGGCCAAAACTGTCTAAAAATTGCATCATCTACATCTAAAATGTCAAACAATTTTTGCGGATTATTAATAGCAAAACAAGAAGCGTCTAACCATATTATTTTTTCAAACCCCATTTTTTTGGCTTCAATCATCATAAATATTTTAAAACAATATGGAACTGCGGCGTATTTCATTTCTTGGCCTGTGGGACAAGGAAACCCACCATTAAACAAATAAAAATAACCATTAAACCCAACTTTTTCTAATGATTGATATATATTTTTAGATTTTTCAGCTCTATCATTTGATAAAGGAGTGCAACATACAAAACAATTTTTACTATTTCCACCATTTCCAATTTTATATAATACTTTTTTTGGATAAATGTCTTTTTCAGTATCTATTAGCTTTTGAACCACGCCTTTTGAACACCGATTTATCATTGATTCAAGAGTTATTTTAAAATTATCATCTCCATGCGGATAAAAATCTTCTATTAATTTATTTACATCTTTCCGTTTATCTTCTAATAATTTTTGTATATTATGCAGGTCATCATTATCATAATATGGTTTGTATAAAATTTGCAATTCAAATGGGTTCACATTATAAGGGCGCTTATTAGAAAACTGGTTAATCCAGTATTTTAATGAAAGTTTATCATAGTTAAATTGTGTATTTTTAAATTTTTCAATTGTATCAATTAATAACTGTTCACTAACATCGGTCCATTCATTTACAATTAAAACTGGCAAATCTTTATACATGCTATTGGACCCGTGAGATTTTACTATTGGAATGCAACCCAAACAAAGAGCTTCCCAAGTTCTATGACAGTCAGGTCCATTTCCACACGGAGACAATATAAACGTATATTCTGTATATTTTTTCCACACCATTGTTCTATTTTTAAACCCTAAATCATACCATATTAATTCATTTAAAATTTTATTTAAACATTTTGCTCTTTCAGAATCTTGATTATTTAAATCAACTGTAAAGTTTACATATATCTTAGGAATTCTATCATAAAATGGTTTTGCTGTTTTATTAACTTCATTTAAAATAATTTCTTGTTCTATTGGCATTGTCCCTTCATTCTCTCCTCTCCAAGGTTTATTTGGGTCATTTGCAATTGTGTGATAGTCCAATCCTATAGGAAGTTGTTCAACTTTTTCATGTATTAAAAGTAAATTCTGTGCAAACCATTTAATTAATTTTGGATGATTTGCAATTTTTAAACACACTTCTTCTTCTATTAGTTTTGGATTATTAAACCATATATCAATTTTACCCCCAGGAACGGTTGCATCCGAATCCCCCATTACCAAATAAAATGTTGTTGGAATATGTGGTAAAATATTATCTATAAAATATAGAATTAAATCGGTGCATATATAAATAGACATACCGTCAAACATTTGGTTTTCATTTAACATTTTATCTAGATATTCCTTGTCATAACACCAACTTGACATTGGGTTAGGAGAATGAAAGTCGCAAGATTTTAATAATCCTCTACTACAAACAAAATAACATTCGTTTTCCATTTAATGGGTTTAATGAAATTGATATTATTTTATTAAGTTGTTTATCATTGAAAGTATAAAATTGTATTTTATGTAACTTTTATTAAATTTACATAAAATATTTACCAGTTAGCACCAAATGCGCTTCCTCCAAGAGCTTCATTTGCCGCCATAATCATACCACCAAATTGGTCTCCCATTCCTGGAGTCGCCGCTCCAGGCATTGGTGTGGCATCATTGCGATACATTGCATTGTAATCTGGAGCATTTTGTTTAACAGGCTCTGTCGGTAAACTGCTAATAGACGTAGTTCCTTGACTCATTCCACCGTATAAAGAATTTCCCATGGCACTTGCGTTATTGGGCAACTGATTTTGACCAGAAATGGGTTGAGAGACCTTTACGTTCCCCTTTCCTTTTCCCTTCTTCTTTTTCTTATCATCTGCCGACGTTCCTTCCCATAAATCAACCACTCTGTCAAACAATATGCTGACTTTCTCTCCCATTTTTGTTTGTAAGCTGAGCGTTATTACTAATACTGATAAAACGATATAAGTTACGCTAAAATCTGGGTATTTGGTTCCACTATAAGTGGGAATGTATGTTATAATTCTATTAATGTAAAAGATACCAATGAACATTACAACAATTTGAATTACAACTTCCGCTAAAAGTTCAAAACTTCCCTTATCCTCATCCGCCTCGGGAACAAACTTTTGCATAGCTTTATTTAAAATAATGATTGGAATAAAAGCAATAAGTGCATATTGAGTAATGTTTAATAATTCTGCTTTTGAATTGTCGTCAAAGTTGAATACATGTTTAAAAAACCCGAATTTTGATGATAATTTTGAATCGTCTAGACTGTCCATATGTTTTATAAAAAGAAATTAAAATAATAAAACATAGGATTTTCAAGTCTTCCTAAACAAGTATAAAAACATTTTTGTATCTTTTATAAAAGAGAGACAATGGCAGGCAACCCGGAAGAATTGCAATATCTTAATCTCATTCAAAAAATTTTGGATAGAGGAACATTGGAAGAAGGGAGAAATGGTAATACTCTAAGCATTTTTGGCGAATCTATGCGTTTCTCTCTTGAAAACGGTAAGATTCCTATTTTAACTACTAAGAAAACTGCTTGGAAAACTTGTTTAAAAGAGCTTATATGGTTTATTCGTGGAGAGACGGATAATAAAAAACTACAGCAACAAGGTGTACATATTTGGGATGGAAATACTAGTCGCGAATTTTTAGATTCAAGAGGACTACGGTTATATCCCGAAGGAATGGTTGGCCCCATTTACGGCTATCAATGGAGAAATTTTGGTGCAAGTTATAACTGCTTCACTGGAAAAAGTTTAGATGCAGAACATCCTTTTGACGGAATTGACCAGTTACAACAAATCATAGACCAATTGAAAAATCCAGAGACAAGAAATAGTCGGCGTCTTATTTTGACGGCTTGGAATCCCAAACAGTTGGACCAAATGGCGCTTCCACCTTGTCACATAATGTGTCAATTTAATGTTCATGATGGTAATAAACTTTCGTGCGCAATGTTCCAACGCAGTGCAGATTTTTTCTTGGGAATTCCTTTTAATATTGCATCATATTCAATCTTAACGCATTTGATTGCAAAACATTGCGGTTTAGAGGCATATGAATTCGTGCATTTTATGGGTAACTGTCATTTATATGAAAACGCTATTGATGCGGCTAAATTGCAAATTACAAGGGAACCATTTCCGTTTCCAACGGTTTCAATAAAGCAAGTTAGGGACAACATAAATGGTTATCAAGTTGAAGATTTTGAAATACACAATTATCAACATCATGAACAAATTAAGGTTGCCATGGTCGCCTAGAACAAGCTTTCAATATAGCGAACAGGGTCATACGACGTTTGTTTCAATAATAATACAATTACAATTGCTATTGCTCCATTTAAAACCGAACTATTAAAATCTTCAAAACTGTTATTATGTACTTTTGTTCCAAAGATAATATCCATCCAATCGGGTCCATAATTTACTTGTCCATTTTTAAGGTGATGTTCTTTATGTGTTGGTGACTTTAAATAATGAAAGTTTATTAGATGATATGAGCTGTATAATATAGACCAGAAAAAGAGGACGTAGTTGTTAAATATCTTTATGGAGAAAGTTTTTTCAATAAACGCACCTAAAAATATCAAAATAAATCCACCATAAATGAAAAAATTCAATAATAACTCAATAATAAATACCCACAAGGACTCTTTGTATTTTGAATCATGGTGAAATAAATGCAAAAAACCAACAAATTCAAAACTCTTTTTATGGGTTAACTGGTGTGAAACATAACACCAATACTCTGCAAAAAATAAAGTGAATATCGCGAGCAAATAGTTGTGGTCGGTTTTATACGCAATAATTGCGGTAAAAGTAAACAATACCCAAAATGCTGCAAAATTTATGTAGTATATTTTGTATAAGCTTATTATAAGCGGGTCTTTATTATTAAATTTAGGATTTTCTATATTTTTTGCCATCTCCATACTATTTGCATATATATTTTTTAAGGGAAGATTTAATAAACAACAACAATATTTTGCTAGTTGTAACTAAAATAGCCATAAATATCCATTGTAATGTAACAACATCCCTTCTACTTTTATCATATTTTATTGGAAAAAGGTTATTTGCAGTATCAATCATAGTTGTATGACCATATTTTTCTTCTATTTGGGTAACGGGACAATCTCCGTAAATATAATTCATTGTCAATGCTACTAAAAAGAAGATGTCCATTAAGATTAATATAGTAAAGCTATCACTTAATAAAATCACAATTATGGGCAAAGAAAATATTAAAAAGTGAAAAAACATCATTGCATAAATAAAAAGATTTAGCATTGTTATAATATATTAGTATAATATATATTGCGCATGAAAAACAAAAAATCTTTTAAAAATAATATAAGAAAACACAAGAAAGCTAAAAAAAATAATACAAAAAAACATCACAATAACAACAGAAAAATTACTAAAACAATAAAAAATAGGAATAGAACCATTTATAAAATGGTTGGCGGTGCTAATGGAAACTATCGCCAAACTTTTTTAGATTACAATGGACGATTATTTTATCAGGTAGTTGTTCCAAATTGGATTTTTATTAATTCTCCGGTTGAACCATATCAAGCCCAAAATACAGCAGCGGTCAATGCTTTACCACTAAATAATCCAAACGGTATGTTTCAAAGAAATTTAGACGCTTTTAATTATTCTATGACAAATTTTACGCATCCCGCGCCTTGGCAAAATTATTTTAATGCCTTTGCAAGAGAATTTTTTAATGATTTGCAAATAGCACTAATTAATAGAATTTTTGATTCAATTAATGAAATTTTTCCAGGTTTAATAACACCAGCAATTAGGCAGGTTAATTTAGCTGAGCTTAGAGCTCTCCAAATTGATATTTTTCCAAACGGACCAATTATTGATGTAACAACTATTGTACCACCTCTAGATGTGGCGTCTATTCTTCCTTCTTGCAATAGAATTATTCAAATTGCACGACATGGTCTTTATGGCGCTTTTTTGAATTTGCCTGGACCAGCAAATGCGCAATATGCATACACTGCAGCACAAAGACAATCGTATAATACTGCTAGAGACTTATACAACAATTATAGTAACCTTATTGCTTCTATATCTGCCGTTCACTGGGACGCAATTACTCCTTTAATTGATATAAACACTGGCGCTCCTGTTGTTGGTTATTTTGTGCCTGTTTTACCAACGGTCTTAACTTTTGGCACTGCTATTCATGCAACGGGATTAGACTCAAATATTTTTCAGACATGGTTTAATACTAATATTATTGCTGCTGCTGCTCCTCCTGCTCCTCCTGCTCCTGGGCCTCATGGTCCCGGTAATGGTGCAGGTCGTGGTAATGGTGCGGGTCGTGGGCGTGGCGATGCTGGCCGTGGGCGTGGCGATGCTGGTCGTGGACGTGGCGATGCTGGCCGTGGGCGTGGTAATGCTGGTCGTGGACAACAGTTTCAACATGTCGCGATTAATACTAATGCTCCCGCAAATTTAGACATAGGTGCTAATACTAATGTAGCGAATTATTCACCAACTCCAGTTTTTAATCCAAATATATTTATTACATAAAATTTTTATCTAAAAACATATCCTAGTAAAAGACTATTTTATCAATTAAAATAATTAACAATGCTTTGCGTAAATAAGTTAAAAAGAAGTTATATAATAACTTTATTATGAGTAGTGCTAGAGCAAACGCATCCGCTAGAAATCGCAGAGCTGGAGGAGATATGCCACCACCTCCACCGCAAATGCAAGGTCGTCCAGGGCAACCCATGCAACAGCAACAGCAACAAATGCAAATGCCAGCCAAATTGTCAGTGTCAGACGCAATTGCGCTTATTACTCTTCGTTTGGGACGTCTTGAACAAATAGTCCAAAATATGCCTGTTGACGGGCAAAGCAACATGGGTGCTGATGGAGAGAACATTCGCATTGTTGATAATGAAGTTTTTGAAAGCATGGCTCAACGTTTAGATGACCTTGAAAAGGGCCAACATGAGCTTGCCGCAAGAAAGCCTGTTGTTAACTCTACGGCGGCGCCAGTTACTCAAGTTATCAACAGTGCCGCTTCAAAGGAGCTTTCTGAATCTGTTGAGGTTTTAAAGGCTGAAATGGTTCAAGTAAAGGACCTTTTATTAAACCTGCAAGGATTTACTATGCAAACAAATCAACGATTGTCTGAGATTGTTTTTAATGGAGGAGAGTTTGTTGAGGGTCTTGATGACACTGATGGAATCATTAGTGGTAATGTTGTTGAAGATTCAACTCCATTTCAAGAGTTAGTAGTTGATGCGCTTACATCCACTTCTTTAGAGGAAGTGTCTGCGACCGCTTAAATATATTTCAAAACAACTTAAAGAAACTTTCCAACAATGTGTAAATGAACGAACCGCAGAAAAAATTCATAGACGAAAAGGAACTCCTTAAAAAGATTGAAAAGGAAGGAGAGGAAATGCTTGAAAACCTTAAAAAAACAGGGAAAGTTAATGGTGATTCTTTATTGAATCTAATGAAAACCGGCGAAACCGAATTTATAAAAAAAACTGGTCGCCAAATGACTTGGGGTGAAATAAGAAGCGCTTATGGGTAATATATGCATAAAAAATGTATATACATATATTATTATATAAATGGCAACTGCCAATCAAACTTTAGACATTCATCAACAAATTCACGCACAATTTTCATCTAATGAACATATTAAAATTGCAAAAGCTAATATTCTAAAGACTTGTTTTAATGATGTATTGTCGCAGTTATGTTTTGCTTTAGATTCTCAAAATATTATACTTGACTACCGGTATTTTAAATTTATCGCATCTGCAGACAATTATGAATTACTTATTTTCTATATTGTCTCGGTTGTTCAATGCGTATTAAATAAACATGAGACTTTTATACTTCATGTTAATTTAGATTCATTGACGTTGCTTCACATTGAAAAACATTTTTCGTTTATTAAAAAAATATCAGAAGTACTAAAAACAACTTTTCCCGATAAACTAAACATTTGTCATGTCTACAATGCACCATATATTTTCTCCAAGATTATTTCTATTATAGGCGTCTTTGTAGATAAGAAAACTCAGCAAAAAATTAAACTTCAAGCTAATTTAGATGCCAAATAAATCACTTTTTTCTAATGCTATATTTTTTTAATGCACATAAATAGACAAGATGTAATAGAAATAATGCAAAAATAATAAGAAATATTAACAAAACCGCGTATAGCGCCTTTGATAAATTGTAAAAAAATGTGTATCCAGGGTCTATTTGTTTGTCTAACTTTAAAACTTTTATAATTTTAAGCAAAACATAAGTAAGTCCAGAAAATGAATGCCAATTGTTTTGATTTTCTGTTTCTGGAAATAATTGATAACACAGCGGCTCGTGATACATATATCTTGTGAATTTTGAATGTGTATAGTAATCCCAATCCGTAAATTCTGTTTTATTTTCTTGTAAAACGTTTTCCATTAAAGGACGCGAATATATACAAGCATGAGTTCCAATACCACACATTAATACATTTGTATATTTATCATAAGGTCTTTGAATAAATGGAAGACAACCCAACATATACATCACGGGTTCATTTTCTTTCTTCTTTATAAAATCCACAACATTTGATTGAACTTGCTTGTCCTTTATTTTATCCTTAAATATAAAATCATCTTCCAATATTAAAATGTTATTATAGTTTTTACTGCGCGCATCCTTAAATATGTAAAGAAACGCATCTATTAAATCTATTTGTGGCTCATTCAAATGGAGAGACTTGTTGCATTTTTTATAACCTTTGTTGTACAAGATATAAACTAAATTTGTTGGCTGGTATTCTTCTAATTGTTTTTTTATTTGTTCTTCTCTCCCATTACCTTCCAAATGAATTATGTAAGTTGCATCCAAAGATAACAGTCCATTTGAAAAATCATATTGTTCCAATCTATAACATCCTGAATCATTCATTTTATGTTTTTATATTATTGTTATAAAAAAAATTGAAATGCTATTAATCATTTTTAATTAAGTTACCCAAATCACAATGCAATCACATAGAGATGTTAAGGATGTTATTCAACAACTGTTGGAAATTATCCCTGAAGACCAAATTCTTCTTAGGGAGAAAATTATTGAGTTTAATAATACTACAATTAAAAATGTTGCTTCTAGACACAAAGACATGTGGAATCAAGCACCTGAGCTCATGAATAGTCTTTATTTTGCGGAGCTCGCAAATATTTTGAGTGAATGCAGTCCAGTAATTGACACAGATTGGAAGAGAACTCTGGTAAAAGTTTTTGCTAATGAAGAATAAAACAAGAATAAAGAAGATTTATGATAAAAAATTGAAAGATATTAAATACATTTTTTTATTGCAAACAAACAACCATGCATATCTCTATAACGGAAAAGACTAAACGCGATATTTTCATTTCTCTCCTTCAACTTTTGAAGGCAGCAACTTCAAATGTAACCATCATTTTCTTGGAAGACCACGCTTATATCCAAGGAATGGATAGCAGTCATGTTTGTCTATTTGATGCAAGAATTTATAACATTTGGTTTGATAAATATGAAATTTGCGAACATGACTCAAAGAACATTTGCATTAATTCACAGATTTTGCACAGCATTCTTTCCATGGCGCAAGAGCAAGATTCAGTAACATTGCATTATCAAGGGGAGGCAGATTCTTTGGAAATTGATTTAACAAATGCCAAGGGAGAGTTCAACAAGTATTTCAAGGTTCCTCTAATAGACATGGACACCGACTTGCTGGAAATTCCCAGCGTTGAGTATGACGTTGAATTCTCAATCAAAGCAAAAAAGATGAACGAACTCATTTCACAACTGGCAACTTTTGGAGATGTTATCAATATTAACTGCAGTGAAGAAAAGATTGACTTAATCTCTAAAGGAGACAATGGTGAGATGCTTGTCAATATTCCCATTGATGATTTATCAGAGTTTTCAATCTCAGAAGGCCAGGTTATTGATATCTCATATAGCCTCAATTATATCAATAAGATGTGTATTACTACAAAGTTGGCTCCAGAAATTGAATGGTCTATCAGTGCTGACATTCCACTGAAAATAAAGTATGATTTAGGAGATAATAGTTCAGTTATGTTCTTTATTGCACCAAAAATTGAGTAAAAATGATTTTTGCTAGGAGGAGTCATAGGGCCTAAGCTTCGCCGAATACATTGGTTCCCTTAAGTGAGTATAAATAATAAAAATTAATTGTGAGTTTTTATTAGTTATGTTGAAAATATTTATTGCTTTCTTTATTTTTTGTTTGGTATTATTCATTTATCTACACATTCAATTTCATCTTAAAACCAGCAATGATTTAGAAGTTTATGAATTAGACCAAGCTTCAAAAGATAAATTGGATGAAATATGTGACTTAAGACAACCTGTTATTTTTGATTTTGACAATGATAAAATTCTTCAATCCGTCAATAAATCATACATTACAAACAATTATAATGCTTTTGAGATTAAAATAAGAAATGCAAAAGATTCTAACTATGAAAGCGAAATTTATATGCCTGTGCCATTGCACGCAGCTACTAAATTGTTTGACGAAGATAAAAGTTCCAGGTATTTTACAGAGAATAATACTGATTTTCTACAGGAAACTGGGCTTATTAAGCATATGCAATACAATGACGCATTTATTCGTCCTCCAATGGTGTCTAACTGCAACTATGATATGATGATGGGTTCATCTGGAACTCAAACCCCATTTAGATATGAAATAAATTATCGCAATTTTTTCTTAGTTACTGAAGGCAAGGTTACCATTAAATTGGCTGCACCCCAAAGTTCAAAATACTTATATCCTGAAAGAGATTATGAGAATTTTGAATTTAGGTCTCCAGTAAATCCTTGGAAGGTTCAGCCTCAGTATAGCGCCGATTTTGATAAAATGAAATGCTTAGACATTGTTTTAAATCCAGGCCAAACTATAAATATTCCGGCTTATTGGTGGTATAGTATTCAATTTGAAAAAGAAACATGTATTGCCTGTTTCAGGTACAGAACATATATGAATAATGCGGCCATTGTTCCTCACATTGCAATGCACGCACTTCAGCTTCAGAATGTAAAGAGAGAAGTGGTTAAAAAACATGATATTAAAGAGTTGAATAATAAAGATTCAAAAACTTCTTCTCTCATTGAACCTACTTTGGATGACAAAAAAGAAGATGTGGAGCCTGAAGAAATCCTTGGAGCTGAAAGTACAACCAGCATTAATAATTCCGAGTTGTAAGAACTATATATATTATAATGGGTTAAAGGTATCTTGACATTATAATATAATTCACTCTCACATGACACACCCCGTGTGCAAGGTTCACATCAATGATAGAGGTTACACCACATGGACTTATATCAACATGGCAGATTTGAAAGACATTGAAATTAAAGAACTACATCCAGCTGAGCATAAACTATTCACGAATGACGTATTTTCTTATGATAGAGCAACTGGTGACTTGAAGTTGTTACATTCAAGCATTCGTGTTGGAAAAAATATACCAGGCGTTTTGGTCTTAAAGGGGAGTAAGACATATGGCCGAGCAGAAAATGGGAAGCTTCTATACAAATGCATTCCTGATGATAGACGACTACCTACCTTTCTTATTCCATATGAAATGAAAAATGTAGGGTTTTCAAAAGTTTTTGTAGACCACTATTGTACTTTCAACTTTGTTGAATGGAACGACAAGCATCCTAGAGCGGTAATATCGCAAATGATTGGTTCAGTTGACCTATTGGACAACTTTTATGAATATCAACTTTACTGTAAGAGTTTGAATGCATCTATTCAAAATTTTACAAAAGACACTTCTAAAGCTCTAAAAAATCATACACACGACGCATTTATTGAGAATATTAGTAAGAAATACCCAGAAATTGTTGACAGAACTGACAAGAGTATGTGGCACATTTTTACTATTGACCCTCCAAACAGTCTTGATTATGATGACGCATTCAGTATTCGCGCATTGGACAATGGTATACAGCAGTTAAGTATATACATTTCCAATGTAACAATCTGGATGGACGTTCTAAATCTCTGGGATTCATTTTCTCGCCGAATTTCCACTATTTATTTACCAGATAGAAAGCGACCTATGTTGCCAACAATTTTATCCGACTGTTTGTGTAGTCTTCAATCTAATCACACTCGGCTTGCCTTTGTAATGGACCTTTTCATTGACGGTGACACCATTACTGACATTAAATATTCCAATTGTAAAATAAAAGTAAATAAAAACTACTGTTACGAAGAACCGGCCCTTTTGGAAAACCCACACTATCAAGCAGTATTTGATTTGACAAAGACAATATCTAAAAAATACAAGTACATAAACAATGTCAGGAATAGTCACGAAATTGTTTGTTATCTTATGATTCTAATGAACTATAATACTGCTAAGGAGCTTCTTTTGAGTAAAAACGGCATTTTTCGCTCTACAATCATGAAAAGGGATTTTTCTCCTCCAGAAAATATACCAGAAGACGTTAGTAAGTTTATTAAAATTTGGAATAGTTCCGCCGGGCAATACATAGATGCTGGTTGTTTGGAAGATGGACAGACAATTTCACACGAATTGCTTGAAATGGACGCTTATGTGCATATAACATCTCCCATTAGAAGGCTCGTTGATTTGTTGAACATCATTCAATTTCAACAGAACACTGGTATTATTAAGCTGTCTGTCAATGCGAATAATTTTTATAAGAAATGGCTTGATGAATTAGAATATATTAACACAACAATGCGTTCAATTCGTCGCATTCAAAATGATTGTAATTTGTTGCACGCATGTTCAACTTGTCCAGAAATAATGGAAAAGAGCTATAAAGGTTATGTTTTTGATAAGATTGTTAGAAATGATGGGTTGTTTCAATATGTTGTATATTTACCAGAGTTAAAAATGGCTTCACGAGTAACCTTCAGGGACAATATTGAAAATTATTCTATTTGCAATTATAAGTTATATTTATTTCACGACGAAGAAAAATTTAAAAAGAAGATTCGTCTTCAGCTAATTCTCTAATATATTTTGTTTTCAATTTCGGTAAAACTAACATATCTTCCAGAAGATTCGTCGTATAAGGTTAGAAAAATATTATCCCACACATTTTTCATGGAAAGAACAACAATATTGTCAAACATTTTTGTATTTTTTGACATGTATTCGTGACATTCTTGCAAGTTATACCCTGGTATTCTGGTCATACAATGATGAATATGATGATATTCTATTCCCATGGTAAAATATTTTAACCAACTAGGAATTGTTATAAAACTGGACCCCTCCAAGCCAGATTCTTTGATACTCCATTCTGAATTCTTTTTTATATATGCTGGGTTAAATGTATGCTGGTTGTGAAATAAAATAAACCCTATAATAGCAGTTAAATAAAGTGCAATATTATAGTGAATAATAATTGAATACTTATAATAAATATACTGCTGAACAATAATTCCAACTGTATTTATGATGCAATCAATATAAGTTTGTTGCGTTGTGTAGTTATAACCATTTGAATAAAAAATATACAAACGAGACATTATGTAGAACTGAAAAAAAGGAACTAATGTAAAAAACATAACTGGGTCTCTAAAAAATCTGTATAATAATTGATATCGTGAATCCAACTCAGTGTACTGTTTAACTGTATATTGCACAGTTTCAGACCAGCGATAGCTATATTTATTTTCAATATTTCCATTGGCCAAGTGGTGCATATAATGCTTTGAATTCCATGAATATGGAGAGAGTAAAAATGTTCCAAATATTGTTCCTATTACATAATTTAATTTGCTATTAGGTGTGTAAGAGTTGTGACCACAATCGTGAAATATCATAAAACTTCGCAAAAGCATCAAAGATAGAAATGGAATGGTCAAGAGAGAAACAAGTGAATTTTTAAAGTAATTTACGCCAAAAATAGATAATCCCAAAAAAAAACAATTCTTAAATAAGTCTAATGCCGAAGAAGAATAGGTTGCCGAATACTTGTTATATATTGTTAAATTGACATTATTCATTACTCTATTATAATATAATTTTTTATATTACAATAGCAAATAATTAATATAAAGAATAAAAATTGACACACTTTTATAATATTAAAGCTACAGCAAACTATGACAATGATGACTCGTTCAAAGAACAAAGAGGTGAAAAATAATGACAAATATGTTGAACACATAAATACATTACATGCAGTTACAAAAGGACTGTTGAATTATTCAAACGACATTGACATAGAAAAACAGAAAGAAATAATTGAAAATTATGAGAATATAATTCGTTGTTTATTGAATATTGACAAGGATTTATGCTAACTGTTTGGTATTCTTATCAATAGTTACTTCTTGCGCAACGTTTTTAATTATTTTATTGTAATGTTTTTCATCTTCTTCTTTCGTTGAACCACCCATGGAATGAATTACAATTTGATGATAATCCATATGTCTTTGAGAATCATAATCATCAGATTCGGGGTTTTTCTCTCTCCATTCGTTAATTTGCTTGAAATTTTTGGCCGCTATATATTTGATTGCATTTTTCATTTTATTCTTTTCATCATTGTCTTTTTCCCAAGAGTCTTTATCCTTTACGTATAACACTTCTCTCTTCAAATCACTGCAGTGAATGGGTCGTTTGAAAACGTCAAGTTCTTTAAGCCCTCTAATAAAAAGTTTTGAAATTCCTTCAGAGTATCCTAAGCGTCCAACCATATCTAAATCAGTTGTATTTAATTGAAGTTGATTAATAAAGTCCATAATGTTGAGTGCGTCTTTGCATTGTTCGTTCAGGAAAAAGTTGAGGTTAAAGTTGTTATTGTTTGTAGTATTATTGGTAATATATTTGCCCTCCTTTGCGAGTTCCATTATTTTTGTATTTTGCTCAATAAGCATTGTTTTAAATTCATTATTTTGTTTCATTAATTCTTTAATTAGAGATTCGTGGTCTATTTTTTCATTAGTTTCAGTCGTAACTATAGTTTGCTCTGTGTCTATATTTTTTGTTCCAGAACAATTTTTTTTGTGATTGCATAAGCTTGACAAGTGTTTGTATTGTTTTCCACAAGCACACCTGTAGATTTTTTCGGCATTTTCTGGAACTTTTTCGTTAGGATTTGTTCGTATTTTATGTTTGAGTGTTAATAAATGTTGGTTGTAGTTACTTTCCTTAGAGCATTTAAAGTCACATCGGTTACAAACATACTTGTAGGCATTTTCCGGTGTTTTGGCATTCGGCATTATTCGGCTATATTACTAATAGAAAAAATGCCTAAACCCTTTTCTCAAAAAAGTATAAAAATTTTATGGTAACAAGTTTTGAATAAAAAAATTGGTATTGTGAGCATTCTAGTCTAAATTCACTTTTGGGAAAATCCTGTTTCATGAAAGTCCCAGGGTTTTGGGATTTTGGACATTTTTTTTGTCCATTTTTCAATTTCTCGAACACTTTCATGAAACAAGAAAATCCCAAAAATAGATATTATCTTTAAAGGTACTTAAAGAAAACTGGGCCTCGCACTGAGAATATAAATGTAAAAATATTTATAAATGAAAATTGCTAGAACCGTCAATAACAAACAAAACATACAAATTGCTAAACGACTGCCTAAAAAAATTGATAATAAAAAAGAATTTAAAGAACCCAGCAAAACAATGATGACCAAAAGACAAACGCATTTGTCAATGAATAGAGGAATTATTCTATTTCAAGTTTATTCCGGAAAGCCTATTCCAGTTTGTATTTCTGTTTCTCAAACAGCATCACTGGAAGACTTTTATCAAAAAATTGATTCAATCTTGTTCCCCAATAAGTATTCCAGTTTTGAAGAGAGAAACCCAAAAAAGAAGACAAATATACATACTATATTTGCACGTATTGAAACCTCTGGTAAAATATTAATTATTCCAAATTCTAGTAAAACAAATATTGTTGATTTTATGGATGATAAACAAGAATTCTTTGACGATTACTCTCAAATTCCTCAATTGCATAATTTATATAGAATTTATGCAATTGACAATAATGATTATGAAAAATATAAAGAACCTTCTACTACAGAAAATTTCTTTAAAACTATTGGAAAATTGACAAAATGTTTTGGATAAATCAAACATATAAGGATTGATTCGTAGCAACAAACTTTAACGTCATTCGCGGAATGTCTCGCAACTTACTTAGCAGTGCCATGTTTCCAATGCTTTCTGCAATTTTTTCCATTTCACCCGAAATGTTATTAATCTTTGTAATAGCCTTTACAAACTCACCCAAAAAAATACCCTTATTCTGTTCCAAACTTTGAATAACCGCTTTGCACTCTGGAGCAGATTCGCAATCACACCAAGACAAAACTGCGTCAATCAAATCATAATGAATATTATAGTCAACGCCGGTAAACGCATTATTTTCTGTCTCAAAGTCCTGGTAACTATTATATGATTTTGTCACATCTTCAATCATATTTTTTACTGCAGCGTCTCTCGTGCTAGGCCTGAATGATTTTTGTTCATCGCTCACATTAACATTAGTAAAGCAACTGAATATAGAGACAATTTGCCTTGCGTCAAGCTCATCAAACCGGTTTTGTTCTAACAACCTTGCAAAGACTAGACAATGAACCTCGCGCAAATGTGTTGCCATAAATCCAACTTGTGTTAGAGAATTTGTTCCGTCTTCTGTCCTTACAAATCCATCTTCTTCCATCTTTTTAAGAATCTTTTGAACGCTTTCATTCAAAAAAGACTCTGTGGTTTTAAACTGGCTCCTCAAATTAGTCAACTCAACCATTTTCTCTTGATATTTAATAACACTAAGCTTATCAGTCTCAATAAACTTATACGCATTTAAACTGTTTTGAATTTCTCTGTCCATGTCCTTTCTTTTCTTATTAACAAGCGTTTTACGAGCTTCCAACATATTCAAATATTTTTCAACTTCAATAAGTGGTGTTCTAAGATTCCAATCAAAGTGGAGGACAAGAGTATCAATTTCAGCCTCCAATTGTGCCATCTTATTATAAATTGTACCGAGACTTGAATCAATGTCATCTTGAATCATAGAGCGCTTGCAGAATTGCAAGTAATCGTGGTTGCCAATGTTAATCAAGTTCAACAACAGATTATAAGAAATCTTAAACTTGCTAACAAGAGTTTGAGGCTTACCTTGCATCATAGTTCTATACTCGGTCAATTCAACATTCCTGAAGAGATTGGAAAGATGAATAACATGACCAACTGTGTCAATACCTCGGCGTCCAGCACGACCGGATGCTTGGACAAACTCGTGTGGATGCAACATACGCATTCCAGAGCCATCAAACTTCTTTACATCGGTAAAGATTGCAGTCTTAATTGGCATATTGAGTCCAACGCTAAAAGTCTCTGTTGCAAAGAGAAACTTAATATAACCCTTTTCAAAGAGAATCTCAACAATTTCGCGAAGAATGGGCATAACACCACTGTGGTGAATGGCAATTCCCTTCTCAAGAAGACCAACAACGGATAGGTATTCTGGAAGCTCCAAATATTCCTGATAGTTGGGCAATTTTGACCGCAAAATTTGCTCACATTCTCGGCGAACAGTATAGCCGACCTTTGAGTCATCCTCCAAAAGAGGAACAGTAATTTCGTGAGCAGCAATTTCAATCTGTTTTCTGGACAATATGAAGCAAACCGCTGGCAACATATTATGTTCAACCATGTGCTTGCACACTTGATTCAAAACATGAGAACGCTTTACAAATACTTGCTTCTGTTCAAATAGATTCAGCATTTTCTTGACCTTATGATAATTGGGCTCATTGAACTCGCCTGTGGGACTTTGAATAACAATTAGCTTGTCGGTTGTGTCGCGAATTTCCTTTTCCAATTCTTTATCCTTCTTTATAGCCTTGAAGATTCCATTATTAGTTGTAATAAAACTGTAATGCGTTAGAGGAACATGACGAAAGTTGGATGTTGCTAGGTATACTTGCTTTTGTGTATCATTTGATTCATTAGCATTTCCACGAGTTTCAATCCAAAGAGCAAACTTTTCTGGTCGGTCAAGCGTTGCTGAAAGCATAACCATTTGAATATGTGGAGGAAGAAGTAGAATAATACTTTCCCATACATGGCCTCGGTCGGCATCATTAATCATGTGAATCTCGTCCTGAATAACACACCCTAGTTCATTATCAAAGTCCATGTCAAACATAAGAAGGGAATTAGCATTGGGCATAGTTGGATTGTCCTTCTGCTTCTTTCTATACAAGGTATTCTGTAGAATCTCAGCGGTCATAATAAGAACATCTGCTTCTGGATTAATTTTAATATCACCTGTTAACAACCCAATGCTAACTCCAGGAAACTTTTGCGTAAATTCATAGTACTTTTGATTTGAAAGAGCTTTAATGGGGCTAGTATAAATAACCTTCTTCTTTTTGTTGGTAAAGAAATCAATTGCAAAAATAGCTGGCATAGTTTTTCCTGAGCCAGTTGGAACGCAACTGAGTGAGTGATGCCCTTCAACAATAGCCTCAATAGCAAACTTTTGAAAAGTGCTCAAAGGGAAGGAGTATTTTTCAAAATATTCTGAGTATTGTTGTTCCTTGGCCTTGGGGTATGTCTCTGCGCAAAATTTAACCATTTAAGTTACTATATTATAGTGCGTTATGTTTATGTTGTTTGTAATATATTAAAAAGAAAAGTAATACAATATATTAAAAGAAGCGATGATAATTGCAAACAAATACAAAATAACAGAGAAGCTTAATAATGGAGAGTTTGGGACAATATTTAAAGGAGAAAATATAAGAACCAAAGAACAAGTAGCCATTAAGATGGAATCAATTTCGGTTGAAACAAAGATGTTGAAGAGAGAAACACAGATATATCAATATCTCGGCAAAGCTCCTGGAATTCCGCAAGTAAAGTGGTATGGTTCAACAGAAGAATACAATTATATGGTTATGCCACTTTTTGGTGATTCTTTAGTTTCAAAAACTTTTTCTCTCGTTGATTCTCTTTCCATAGGTCAAAAAATAGTTAGGCTCTTGAAGTTCGTTCATGAGAAAGGACTTATTCACCGAGATATAAAACCTGATAATTTTGTCTTTAATCAAGATGGGACGGATATTTATATTATAGATTTTGGGTTATGCAAGAAATACATGGACAATGACAATAACCACATAGAAATGAAAAATGGTAAAACTATTATAGGGACACCAAATTTTGTAAGTGTGAATGTGCACAATGGTATAGAACCAAGTAGGCGAGATGATTTGATTTCAGTTGCATATATTATTTTATGTCTTGTAAATGGAGGTCTTCCGTGGCAAGCAAAGAGAGAAATGAAAGAAATGAAAATACAAAAACAATGTATTTCACAATGGTCAAAAACTCCATCAAAATTAATTGAATATTTAAACTATTGTGAAAATTTGAAATTTGACGAAAAACCACATTATGAATATTTAATAAAGTCTCTCAATGAAATATAAAAAGTAATTATTTATTAGTTATAAGCAGATAATAAATAATGGACGTTGAAAACCCATTGCATGAAGATAATATTCCTATTGCAAAATTAGTTTGTATAGAAGTAATGGGACAAATTGTGGATGATTTAGAGAGAGAAAGCAATAATAATAACACTATTAGTGTTGAAATTACTTGCAATGAGTATATTTATAAGGTATTTCTTAACTGTTCTGCATGTTTATTATCTATTATATGTTGTTTTGGGTTTTTATTTTTTCTTTCAGGTTATCCTTTTGGATAATAAATATAAAATTGAACATAAATACTAATTGATAATTATTTATAAGAAAATCAAATGATTTATGCGGATAACCCATTGCATGTAGAAATTGTTCAAACACTAGTCCCAGTAGCAAATGAGGTTCTAGAAGAAATTAGACTAGAAGTGAGGGCGGAAGAGGTTGTAGACCCAAAAAGAGAAGAAGCGGAACAACCAGAACCAAGATTAAAGAAAAAATGTGAAAAGATACTTGATTATATGTATATAGGATTTCTTATTCTTGTGTTGCTTGGATTTCTTGGAGGACTTATATTACTTTTAGTGTGGATGACTCAGCCAAATTTATTTGGAACACAACCGGAAAATTATTAACATTTTAATTATTATTTTAATTAATAGTTATTATGAAAAAAAATTGAAAAAAAATAAAAATCAATTACTTTTTTTACACTTCACCAGAATCCAGAGAATGGAAGACCAGTATGAAATTGCGGCGAGCATCAAGAATGTCTCGCAATACATTATCTTTTATATTATGCTATTTGGATGCTATTTGTGTCATCTAATGCAAGAATTTGCGACAGACACGAAGAAGCGTTCAACAAAGTTTTATGAGGCGCATTTGAAAAAGTGTGATTTTATCTATCGTGGCATCCGTATTACAACTGACAGACCAAGCGTTCGTCCCTGTTTTGAGACAATTTGCAAGGCGCCCAAGTTTCTAACTTGGTTGGACAACTTTCCGTTGGACAAGTTTGACCTTAGGTCAATTAATCTTACCGACGTTGACTGGTTTGGTTCAAGTTCAAATCCGGAGAAGCTTGGGTTTCTCAAGTTCAAGTGCGACGTTTACACCAAGTTGGGCGAGCCTCTTGACGGAATCGTCTTCTTGCGCGGGGACTGTGGTGCGGTACTCGTTATTGTTATAGACGAGTTCTGCAAGGAGCATGTTCTTCTGACGGAGCAACCCAGGGTCCCAACAGGTGGATACAAGGAGGAGATTGTGGCCGGTATGTTTGACGCGCGAAGCGGAAAGACAGTCATCAACAACGTTCTCAAAGAGGAGATTAAAGAGGAGACTGGTCTTGACTTGCACTTTAACAGTGCAAACTATGTGCATCTTGGAGAGTTCACATTGTCCGGAGGTGGAAGTGACGAGAAGGTGCATTTGGCAGTTTGGCACACTCAACTAGATACTAACAAGATTGCAGAGATGAAGATGACGCAATTTGGTGAGAAAGATTCAAATGAGAAGATTCGTCTCAAGTTTTACTCGGCCGAGACGTTTGACCAAGAACTCCCAAGGATTGCCGATGCCAAGACTTCGCTAGCTTGGCTACTTTACAAGAATATGCAAGCCTAAAATAAAAATAATTAAAAATTTATACAACTGTTTTATTTTATAAATTTTTATTTTACCGTTTAGTATTATTGTGTTTTTTATTTGTTATATGTTTAATTGTGTTTCTATTTTTATTCTTGCGGTTTCTTTTAGATGATTGATGTTTAATATTTCTTTTATTTTTTCTACTTCTAGCTCCACCTGCGTTGGGGTATTTTTTTCTCAATAATGCTAAGCGTCTTTTTTCTTGTTCTAATAAAGGATTAGTTTCACTTACATCATCTCGCCTTCCTCTTAAACTTCTTAATTCTGAAACTTCTTTAGCAGTTTTTCTTATTTCTTTTCCAAAGACGTCTTCTTCTTTCATGCCTTGCATTTCTTTTGCCCTAGATTCTGTTTCTGCCCTTTTTTCAGTTTTAATTCTTTCTTTTTCTTCAGATATTGCTGCAGTTTTTTGAGCTTTTTCAGCAAGTCTTGCAATAACGACCGGGTCAACTATAGCCTTTTTCTTTATTTCAGTCAATACTCTTGGAGTTTCATAATCTTCCCAATCATTGTAATTTGCCGTTTTATAGGGTTCATCCATAGATAATACGTCCAATGGTGGCTTTATCATTTTGTAATCAGTGTCAACCGATGTTCCTTGTATAGCAGGACCAACAACTTCGGGAGAAAATTCTTCTTTCGTTTGTCTATCAACCAAATTCTTTTTTTCTGTAATCTTTTTATATTGAAGTGAGCGTAAATATCTAACTCTATCTTCTTGAGTAATAGGCAATTCGCGTGTTACATAAACCAATTTTCCTCTAAGTTTATCTTTTCTAATATTGTTGTTATCTTCTGTTGATGAACCCCTAGAAACTAAAAGACTTCTAGAAGGTTTTTGATTTGCTGCGGTAAACATATAACCTGAAATTGCTTGTTGATTAACTCCAGAATCACCGTTCAATAAAATATAAATAGACCGGAATCCAGAAGGTCTGTCGCCTTGAATGCCAAATCTTAAAGCATTTCCGTGTTCATCATATGGAATAATTTTGTCTGGTTCGCTGACGCTCCTATAAATTGGGTCAATGCCATTCTCGGCAATAAACGTTTTAACTCTCTCTGGGAATTCATCGGTTGAATTGACATATCCACCCCATTGCATGCAAGCAAGACACTCTTGTAAGAAATCACCAAACGTTTTAATTGCAGTGGCGCTTAAGAGTTTGTTAAAGTTTAATGGGCTATATTGTGTGCGTCCATTTTCAAACCTATATATTTGCACATTTGACCACATTCTATCAATTTTTTCTCTCAAAAATTTTGCTCGCAATTCTGCATTAGTTATGTCAATACCTGCAGCCACAGCCGTATCCTCTTCGGTTGTCATGAAATATGTTTCTGTGTATATTTGTTTAATTTTGTCAACTATAGTTTTATAAACAACACTGGCCTTCAAATCGTGAGATTCTGCAACTTGTATTCCAATTGTTGAAATGTTAGCTACGTCATTTATCCCAGTAGAAGCATCAATGCAAGTTAAATCAAAGTCAATTTTGGCGTTTAATTGTTCATCAACACCAACGGTAGAATTGTAATTTAATACAACGCCACCAAATGATATTACTTTATCTGGAGTTCCAGTTTCTGGATTTTTAGACTCGCTTTCATATTTTAACTCAAAATGCGTTGTTCCAACTTCCTTGGGTTCTGATGCTTTATATTTGAGAGAACAATTAAACATGGCATCCATCATGGATACTGTTGGACAAAAGGTTCCTCTGGCTAAGTTACGATATAGACCAAATAAAGGCTGACACTGTTCAAACCAAGTTTTATAATCATTTCTCCATTCTTTAAGCCAATTTTCACCTTTTAATAATTCTTCATTATTTAATTTAACAACTTTTTCTATAAGATATTTTTTATTTTCGCAAGGTATTAGCTCAGTATTTCTAATAGTTTTTATGTCAAACTGGAGTTTCAAGAGTTCGTTGTATTCACTAATTTTAATTCTATTTTGTCTTTTTATACCGCTCAATGAAGTCACCCTAATTTCTAATGGAGACAATTTTGCAAGTATAGAGTCGCGTTGTTCTGTTATTTCTTCCAAAGCCTTGGGGAAATCCGCCATGTCTATAATAGACACTTCATCAACAATTTTTTGTATTTCATCTCTATCTTTTTTTGTGTATAATAGTTTTGAACCGTTAATATTGGCTGCAATGTTGGCGGCGTTGTTGATTACAAATTTAAATGCTGGTGCTGGGATATTATATTGAGTCCCTGTTCTATGCATTAAGATTTGATTGTATGTGAGCAACTCAAATAAAGTGTAAATGGTTTCAAATTCTGCGCCATGTGGAATATTAATTGCTGGGATTCTACTAGATTGTAAATTTTGCATTGTGTAGATGTTATTTTGATACATTTTCTTTAAATTCTTAAACACGATGGGCATTGCTGGGGCGCGACCCGGGTCAACAATTGCTGAATCTGGAAAGGATGATATTCCACTTTCTACAACAGGTTCTTGTGCGGCTGCTATAGGTTCTTCTGCAACTGCTATAGGTTCTTCTGCAACTGCTATAGGTTCTTCTGCGGGACCATCTTCATCACCAGGTTCAGTTCCTGCATGTCGCTGCGCTCTAGTTGGTTCGCCAGAGACTGAATATTCTTCGGGAATTTCTTCAGTTGTTTGTGGAGCAAGTGGTTTTGAAAAAGAATTTCCTCCTCCAAATAATTCTTCATCGTCGTCTTCTTCTCCCGATTCTTCTGCATATACAGGCTTTTCATCGTCAGTTATAGTTTCTAGTGCAGAAAAAATGCTTTCCGTGTCTGGTCCAATAGATGCTTCTGGGTCAGGATTATTTAAAGCATCATCATTTATTTTAGGTGGGGGTTTTGTTGTTTTTTGACCTTTAATAACAAAATAATGATTATAAAAAACATCTAAATAATTTTTTAATTGGTCGTCTATTTTAGCGCCAAATGTAAGGGTTTTAGCCGGAGACATTTCCATTAATAAGTTTTTCAATATAAGAATCTGCATAATTAAAAGCTCGTTATTAAAACTTCCACCCTTCCAAGGATTGTTTGGGTACAATGTCATTAATTTATCATAACTAATTAGGTCCATTTCTTTGTATCCAAATTTATAGATAGTTCCATCTTCTTTTGAATATCCTTCTATCCCTGAAAAAATTTTATCCCAAACTCCCAATTTAACAAACATTCCGCGAGCTAGAGTGGTAAGCAAGTTATTGTGTGTAATAAATATAGATTCGGTTCCAAGATATATCTTTCTTTCTGGTCTTGCGTAATATGCAGAAACCCCTTCTGGATAACCTCTAATTTCCACAGGACCAGTTCTATCTAAAACCATATATGGTGGTTGAGGCGCCATTTCTTCTTCTTCGCCTTCTTCTTCATCTTGACCTCCGGTTTGTTTTTGTAAAGCGGCATTAAAGTCTTCTACGCTTTCACAGTTTAAGAATAGCATATAATAAATAATAAATTGTTTTGTAACCAAGTCAGAGTTAAGAATTGTTAATGAATCTAATTTAAGTTCTGTGTTTGTTTTACTAAAAACGGAAACAAAAGCCAAGCGTAAAATAGCAAATATTTCACTAAAAAAACTATATTCCATTGACATATCGCTTGGGGTTAAGCTAGATTTTTTAAAATCTGCTGCGATACAATCAATAGAACATAAAATAGAGTTAAACATAACAAGGGTTTTCATTTCTTCACTTTTAACATCTAATTCAGGTTTTAACATAGAGAGAAATTCTGGTGATTCTTCGTCACAATTGCTCCCTAAATACGTAACAATAAAAGTATTTAAACTGGAATGAAACCCTAAAAAGTCGGCATTTCCCAAAAAATTATTTATTAAAGATGTGTATATTTCACTTGACGTAAAAGCCGAGTTAAGTGGGTATGTTAAAGAAGAATCATAATCTTTATCTTCGTTTGAAATTGTTGTGGGACTATAATCACTCGTCAAAGTATTTTCTATTTCTGGTTTTAATTTAAATTTTTTTGAATCATCTTCTATTTTTATTGTAGAATCATCATCGTCCTCGTCGGGTTCTCCTTCAATTTGAACTTGTAATGGTTTCATTTTAATGTCACCAACCTCTTTTCCTCCACGTTGAATGGAAACTTCCATTGAATTATCGTGAAAATATTCCAAGTAAGAATGAGGTTTTGAGTATGGTTCTGCGGGAACATCTTCAAATTTTGAGTCGTCGTATAACTCGGGGTCGCCGTAAGTGCCACTTTCATATTGAAAAATTTTAAAAACTGGGTTTTTAATGCCAATATTAAGACTTTGTAGTAATCCATAAGAGTCGCCTTTTACAACTCTTTTGTGCATACTACTTAAATTATAATCGTGAACAAAGTCGTGTAAAAAGTTGCTTAAACATAATAAAATCATATCTTCTTCTCGTTTAAAAGGGACAACAATTTTTTTGACACCATCTGGTCCAAAGTTTTGCACTGCTTTTAAATCAACCTTATATATACTTTGAGAGCGAGGGGTACTACTTTCTGCTAAAATTGGTTCTGATGACATAAATACTCTTATATTATTCCTATAAAATATAATAAAATTTATAATTTAAAACCGGTTAAGTTCGGGATAATATTATAAAAACAATATAAAGACACACCGCATATTAGAGTATAATGTCAAGTGAACAACCCGTTGGAACATCCCCACTCGTTACACCCTCCGTGCGTCTAGTAGGACGCGTCAAGTGGTTTAACAACAAGGCTGGTTATGGTTTTATTACAGTCTCAGATGGAGACCGTGCAGGTTCAGATATTTTTGTTCATCACAGTGGAGTTGTGGTGGGCAACGAGCAATACAAGTATTTGGTTCAGGGAGAGTATGTCAGTTTTAGACTTGACCACACTCCCGGTGGAAAGCACGAGTATCAAGCTGGAGAAGTGAGTGGTATTAATGGTGGTAAGCTCATGTGCGAGACTCGCCGCGAGTTTAGGCAAACGCGCGTTAGTTACGGTAAGTCTTCTGATGATGCGGAGGAGCAGACCGAGGAGGTTAATCCCCCTCGTTCAGCTAGGCCTCCTCGCGCAGAGGGAGCGCCTCGTGCGCGCGGTTCTGGCCCTCGCGAGGGAAGTGAGTGGACTATGGTGAAGGATGGACGTGCAAATAAGCCGTCGCAGGATAAGCCAGTTGCTGGTGGTCGCGGGCGTGGAAGGCCTCCTCGTTCTAAGCAGGACGCTTAAATATAAAAAATATAATTAAAAATTTTATTTGTTTTTATTTTTCATAACAAATAAAATTAAAATACTTATTTAGAATATAATGGACCAAAGCAGTTCTTCTGAAATTGCAGATAGTGCTAGTTATTCTGCCGAATATGGCCCTACTACCGGAGTGACAAGAATGGGTGGAAGAAGACATCGCAGTTCTGAACGCGCTGGACAATTTATGCACATGAGCTCTCGTGCTGGTGGAAGACGCCGCAAAATGCGCAAGACAAGAAAGGGTCGCAAAGCAAGAAAAACAAACAGACGCCGTTAGATTTATTTTATCTTTAATAAACTATTAAAAATAAAAACATTTAAAGTCACCTAGATAATATGTAATATCAATGGATACATCAAATGAGCAACATGTAGAGCCGCAAGAGTCGTTGGAAATTTCTATGGCGGAAAAATTTGAAACTATTATTAATAGTCTTTCCACATTTAAAAACCAAATTTCGTTGATTCAACAACAACTGCGGGTAGTTGAAAAGTCCTTAAAGAAAGAATTTAAACAATTAAAGAAAGATGCAGATAAGAATAAAAATAAAGGTAACAAGAAACCATCTGGATTTGCAACTCCATCAAAGATAACTAACGAGTTGTGCGAATTTATGAATGCTGAAAATGGAAGCAAAATAGCCAGAACGGTAGTTACAAAGACTTTGATTGAGTATATCAAAAAGAATAAGCTAGAAAACAATGAAAACAGCCAGATAATTCATCCAGACCAAAAACTAAAAACATTGCTGGGCATTACTGAAAACGACAAATTGACATATTTTACGCTTCAAAAGCACATGAATAAACACTTTATAAAAAATGAAAACCAGTCAGTTGAGGCGTCTAGTTAGAATCAATCTTAGTGTATTTAATAATATCATATAACTCTGTAGTTTTTGCGCATTCACTATTAAAATCTTTATCATTGTCCATATCTCTTGAAAAATGTAAATCACATTCATAATTGTTTTTAATTTTTGTTACCCACACCGTAGAACAAAACGGAATAAAAGTCTTGTATATTTGTTCTCCTCCAATATAAAATATTTTGAAATGCTTATTTAAAAAATAGAATCTGTTAGCATATTCATTTGAGTTTCTTGTGATATCCAAATGAATGTTTTCATTGTCAGTAAAAATGAGATTTTGATATTCTGAACTGTATTTAAACCATAATTCTGGTTTTCTAGTTATAACAATGTTTAATCTATCTTTTAGAGGGTGATAATTTAGAGACACAAATGTATTTTTCCCCATAATAACAACATTTTTTAAAGTCGTATTCTTAAAAAATCTCATATCTTCTGGTATATTCCAAGGAATGGAACCATTTTTAGAAATACCTTTGTTAATGTCATACGCCACAATAGCTTCCATTTTCATTTATACTATAAATATATAATTAGTTTAAACCATTGTTTCAATTATGTTAGTAAGTTATATAATGACTCAAATGGATTATAACAATACAGATTGTTACAATAGAATGAAACATGTAAATGAATGTTTGGGAATTAGTGATGATTTTAGCATTGAAAAAAACAAAAATATCGTATTTGTATACACGCCTCCTAAAGTAGGGTCAACAACTCTAGTATCGTCTATTAGACTGAATGCTTGCGGAAAATTTACTGTATTGCATTTACATAATGAAATTATGTTAAAAGTGTTATACAAAATAACAGACGTTACCGTTTTGGATATAATTAAATTTAATAAATTCTTAGGAAAAACGGTTATAGTTATAGATATTTATAGAAGTCCAATAGAGCAAAAAATATCAACCTTTTTTGAAAATATTCATTCCTTACATTTTAATTCGTCTATAGAGGTTTTAAATACTTTTGAGATTAGTAGAATAATCAAACGTTTTAATCAAGTTTTTCCTTATTTACAAACAAATGACCATTTTAGAACAAAATATAGTGTCCCATTCCCTGAACAATTTGATTTTACAAATAAATATATACACGCAGACGTTGATGGAATTAATTATTTTAAGTTGCGTTTAAAAGATTCTCATGAATGGAAAACAATTCTAAAAAAGGTTCTCAATATAAATGTTGAAATATATATTGCAAAGGATTATGAAACAAGTAAAAAACCAATAAATCAAATTTTTTCATTATTTAACCAGTATTATGAAATCCCTTCAAATTTATTTAATCTTATAGAAGGCGATGAAAGTTTAAAGTATTATTATACAGATTTTGAGAGAACTCAATATTTGAACACATGGATAAGTAAAATGAATAGTACAGAATTTACACCTTTTAGTCCAGATGAATACGCATTTTACATGGACATTGCTTTAGATAATCAATATATAAGCGAGATTCAACACGACCATTATATAGATTTGGGTTGTTTGTGCATGGGATGTTGCAGAAAAAGGGGGAGAATGTTAATAAAAATTAAAAATGGAGAAGCAGTTGATGAAAAAATAGACCATTATGAAGCGGTTGGAGAATATTTAAAGATGAAAGCAAGACACGTTCCTGTTTATACTGTGCGAACAGGTCCAAGGAATAATGTTTTTAGGAGAAAAATGGGTACTTTGTATGGATAAGGAGGGGGTGTGGGGGAACCTAGGTTCCCCACCAAAAGGAAAAAAGGTTTAGAAAAATTTTTTGTGAGGTGTAAAAAAAAATTGAAAACTAAAGTGGTGGTTAGGGTGGGTAAGTAAAGCGAAAGAAGTAATATCAAAAATGATGGAAGTAATG